GATTTTGTGTGTATCATGTGTGCATCCTTGCACCAGCGTTGAAAGAGACGCGGGTGTTTTTTCTTCTGTCGGCTTTCGAAAAAAATGAAACTGAACTTGACAACCGTTGGAAATATGCTATAATGGAATGGGAGTTTCGGCAAATTCCCACCGTTCCCGATTTTTGAAAACCGACTTGACTATTGCAGAAGATATGCTATAATGTATGTTTTCGGCAAGTTTTCGCGTCCTTGCTGAAACATTCTGAAAACAGACTTTACAATCACATGGGTTATGCTATAATATCGGCATCGTGGGCGGAAATGCCCTAAAAAGGAAAACAAAGAAAGGAAAAACACATGGAACGCTATGACTACAAAAAGGCTGTCAAGAACGACATTCGGGAGTATCTCGAAGACAAGGGAGTCGGCTATGTCGATCCGATGGGCGACAAGCGGCAGGAACTTGAGGACGAGATGTTCATTTCTGATTCCGTGACTGGAAACGCTTCTGGGTCGTATACCCTCAACGCATGGATTGCAGAGGAAAACCTTTGCCACAACACTGAGTTGCTGAAAGAGGCGATTGAGAACTTCTGCGGCGAGTTGAAGGACGCGGAATCGAATGACGTCCTCATCCGTTGCTCACTCTTGAATCAGTGCCTCACTGAGGTTTTGAATGAGTGGAATGATGATTGGCTCCGCGAACATCCCGAGGATGACGAAAGCGAGGACGAGGAGGAAGAGGAAGAGGAAGACGGGGGAGAGGAGGAATAAAGGGAGAAGTGAGAAGGGAAGCCGCCCCTTTTGGGGCGGCTTTTCCGCATCTGAAGTTTCGGAAAAACGAAAACGGGCTTGCGAATTTCGTGAAATATGCTATAATGTAATGGGAGTTTCGGCAAAAATCACGTGAGTCTGGAAATATTCTGAAAACCAACTTTACAATTGCATGGGATATGCTATAATATCGGCATAGAAACGAAAGAGAAAGGACAACAAAAGAAAATGAAAGTCAAGTATCATGCCGACTGCACCGAATGGGATTCCCAACTGTCAACGATTCTATTCAACGCCATGCAGGCGGCGAACAAGGTCGAGGACAAGGAGAAGTATGCGAACGCCATCCTGCTTCTTGGTGAGACATACCTTGAGATCATGAAAGCGAAGGTTGAGAAAGTATATGACGTCGAGGTCACGCGGAAAACACGCGTCTCGGTTGCGGCGTCCGATGAGGATGATGCAAAGAAAAAGGCACTCACGGACATTGATTCAGACGAGACTGTCGAAGTGACGGTAAAGTGATTTGCTGTGTATCATGTGTGTATTCCTTCACCCCTGCCACTCGGCAGGGGTTTTTATTTTATCGGAAAGTTGAAAATCCGCTTGAAAAAAGCGGGATATGGTGTATAATATCGGCATACAGAAAGGAAGCCGCAGATGAAACACGAAGTCTTGTTTTTCGAGGAAGTTGACAGGAATGGAGAACTGCCGCAGTCTCCCCTCTACGTTTTTCCAAATGAGTCGTGGAATGGGGATGCGAACACCTTTACTGCGTTTTCAGACGATGGGTTTGTCCCATGTGCAAAGGACTACATTCTCGACATGGAGCATGGCGAGAACATTGTGGGCGCGGTTTGCTCACGGGAGAAGGTCGAAAACATGAAAAAGAGCCTCAAGCATATCCTGTGCGGAGAGGTCTTCGAGGTCATGGATTCCCTTGAATACCTTGAGAGCGGCGGAAATGACCTGATTCCATTCAACGGATGATTTGACACGGGCGGTGCAGGTCAGTCCTGCACCCCTCCCGTTTTCGGAAAAATGAAAAACTCTTGCATATTCCGTGATATGTGCTATAATGTATACTTTCGGCAAATTTTTCTTGTTTATGTGAAAAATATTTTGAAAAATGACTGGACTATTACGGGACATATGCTATAATATCGGCATAAAGGAAAGAAAGGAAACACGATATGCTCAAAATTGATTCGTCCAACGAAAAGGCTAAAATCACGGTTGCAATCAAGGCTTTCTTGAAGGCAAAGGCTGATTTGGAAGCCGCCGAGAAGGCGAAGAAGGAAGCGCAGAAGACGCTCCTTGAGTTCCTTGACGGCGACGAGAAGGCTGAATGGGCTTCGGACGGCAACGACTACGCGCTTTCCGCCACATACGGCAAGACGCGCCAATCCCTTGACAAGAGCCTCGTAGAGAAGGTTTTTGGCGTTGTGGTGACTTCCGAGTGCTACCGCGTCTCCTCACCGTGGAATGAACTGCGGATAAAGGTTGTCCGCTAAACGGAAATGTTCCATGCGGAACAATGGGGACGGAACACTTGACTTGTTCCTCCCCTTTTGCTATAATCAGACTATGGAAAGCGAAAAACTCTTGAACAGTGACGGGACTATTACCATATTGGGGACTGCATATGACTTCCCCAGCAGGAACGAACTGACGAAATGGGACTACAAGACAAGCGGGAAAGAGGTGGAACTGTGGATTTCCGCCTATGTGCATGAGGGGGCTGCGGTTTTCCGTATGCAGTCATGTCTGACGCGTGGAACGAGGGGGAAATTGGAACTTGACGGAAAGCCACTGAAGGGCGAGGACAGGGAAAAGGCGGAACTCATTTTCGGAAATCTTGAAAAATGAGTTGCAAAACACTCTGGAATATGCTATAATGGAATGGGAGTTTCGACAAAAATGTTCCATATGGAACAATCCGAGATAATCTGAAACAACTCTTGCAATTCCTTTCGCCTATGCTATAATATCGCCATAACAACGAAAGGAAAGCACAAATGAAGAAACTCGCGCACATCATCCCCCACTACGGGCGCATCCTTGAGCAAATCGGTCATGACGGCGAAAAAGCCGGAGCCGGGTTTTGGGAATGCTTCAAGGACTGCAAGGATCCGGTTGACGTGGTTCTTGTGGTAGAGGGATGAAACCGAAACCGGATTTGACAACGGAAGAATATCTGATATAATAACTGCACAATGAAAGAGAAAGGAAAAATGAAAATGGAAATCCACAATCTCGTTCCGAACTCTTCGCGCAGGTCTTTCTACGGGAAGGCAAAGGTCATTGTCGAGGACGGCGTGGAGACGCTCTTCTCATACGACACACCCATCATTCGCCGCGAGAACGGCAACCTCAAGCGGCTTTGGGGTGGCTGGAGCGAGACCACGGGGCGGCATATCGCGGCGTTCTGTGGGTTGAGCAAGCCCGAATTCCTCAAGATGCCCCTCTGACGATTTTGTGTGTATCATGTGTGCATCCTTGCACCAGCGTTGAAAGAGACGCGGGTGTTTTTTCTTCTGTCGGCTTTCGAAAAAAACGAAAACCAACTTGACAATAGTCGGAAATGTGCTATAATGTTTCATTTTCGGTAAATTGCCGGCAGAAACATGGTATTATTCTGAAACTCGACTTTACAATTGCAGGATATGTGCTATAATATCGGCATAAACGAAAGGATAGCACAGGATGAAAGCGAACGAGAAAATCCATGTCAAGTACTATTGCGCCTATACGACAGAAACCAAATACGGCGATGGCGAGATAGGCGTCACGAATTCCGCATGGGACATCTACAGCAATCCGGTTGACGGCGGGTTTGGCACGGTTACTGAAGCCCTGAAGACAATCTGCGAAAAGAACAGCCTTGAATACGACCCCGAAAACATCGTGCACTGGGCTAAGGCAATCGGACGCTTCACAATCATGACGCTCGTTGACGAAAACAATTTCGAGGCTTCCCAGTCGGAAATCGAGTTGTGGAAGACAGGCAACAAAAGGCTTTGGAACTGCTATCTTGAGGTTTACCTGTGCGTTCGCACGGAACGGGAACTGACGGCGGAAGAAGCGGAGGGGTGGAAATGATGACTGCATTCGACTTGATTCGGCGATTCATTTGTCGGGTTGCCGATTCAGCGACCGACACAGAACGGCTCGATTCGGGGGCTATGAGATTCATGCTGGAAAACGACCCGTTGTGGTAGAGACGAAGCCCGCCCCTTCGGGGGGGCTGAGTTTTTCATTTTCGGAAAACAGAAAACAGACTTGACAATCGTATGAAATGTGGTATAATGTACGTTTTCGGAAAAATCCATGTGGAACTGGGCTTGAAACTTTTTTGAAAACGGGCTTTACAATCGCAGGAGATATGCTATAATAAAGGCATAAAGGAAAGGAAGCACAAATGAACAAGTCCATCATGACGGTCGCCGACAACACCCCCAACAGGAAGGTCCTCGAACTCGCGGAAATGCTAATTGTGAACAGGAACAGGAAATTCCGCTGTGAGTTCATCAAGAAGGACATCATCACGGTCTGTGAAATGGTGGATGTCGGTGACGAACGTCCCTTGCTTCGCCCGCGTTCGATCAACCTCGCAACGGTCGTGAAGATGGAACTGGCATAGGATTTCGTTTGGAATCATGCACCACCCCCAGTGCAGGGGGGTGGTTTTTCGTTTCGTGGGGTTTCGGCAAACTGAAAAACCACTTGAATATTCTCTGAAATATGCTATAATGGACTGGGATTTCGGCAAAAATCTTCGGTTATTTCAAGATATTCTGAAAACCGACTGGACTGTCGTTGCAAATATGCTATAATATTGACATGACGAAAGGAAAGCAGGAAATGACAGAATACGCCATCAAGTTCACCGCGCTCGACACCAACGGGAGATACAACATCTACCTCAAGGAATGCCACGAACCCGAAAATAAAAGCGCGGCTGGCGCCATGTTCTTTGTGCTCCGCCCATGGGAGACGAAGCCGTTCAGAAGCATGAAGTCAGCAGAGGATGCGCTGAAGCGAATCCACGAGAGGAACTGGTCTTCTCTCCACAATGTCATGGGCGAAGGGGAAATCGTCGAACTTGGCAAAGCCGCAAGGAACATGAGAAAACAGTGGAAAAAGTTGAAACTGTCTTGACAATCGAAGCACATATGCTATAATGCTTGCATAAACGAATGAAACCAACGAAAGGAAATCGAAAATGGACATTGCAGAACTCGAAAACGCGCTGAAGAGGGTGAACTACATGAAGCGGACTATCGACGAGAACACCTCGGAAATCACGGAACGCGTGAAGTCGTGGTGTCTGAACGAATACGGTCGCCTTTATGAGGAATCCGACAAACTCGAAGGTTTCTTCCGCGACGCAAAGGAAACCTTCGCACAGGACGAAAGTTTCATCTACTACGAATCCGCCAACTTTGCGGAATACCAGAACGGGGAGTTCTTCGTGACTCTCAACGGACGGGCGAGGGCGGCACTCTGTATCAATATGGAGAAGAGCCTTGAAGTCGGGCGGTATACGGAACTCCCCAAGCCAAATGGGTTTGACCTTTCGCACATGACGCAGAATGTCGTGAAACCCGACTACGAGCGCAAGGATATCGACTACTGGGTTGACTACCGAAAGTATCTCGCCGTGCAGAATGAATATCTCGGGAAACTGGCGGAAGCCGCAAAGGCGGCGATTGACAGGATTGGGGAGAAGCAGAAGGAACGTTTCAACGAAATCGCGAAAACCTGCGGCGAAATCGACGGGGACGAAGGGAAGACGGTCGAAGTCACGATCCGAATCCGCTGAAACGGAAGCCCCCTCTACGAAAAAAAATGAAACTTGCCTTGACTGTTGAACCATATATGCTATAATAGTTGCAGAACGAAAGGAAAACTACAATGAACAATGTGTTTGTGCCAGAGGATGAATGCAACGACATCATGGAAGTGAGGGACAAATACCCGTGGTATGCCGTCATTCTCCCTGCCGAGGGCGGATTTTGGGTGTTTCCGACCTATGACGCATACAACCAGCACTGTATGCAGGTCTGAGAAAAACAGGTTGACAATAGCAGATTATATGCTATAATAGTGACATCAACGAGAAAGGAAACAAAGGAAATGGACACGAACAAGTTTGGAGTTCCCTACCACGGATATACCCTGACCCTCAAGAGCGGTCGCGAGGTCATCATGGACATCGGCTACGAGGAAGAATGGGGGAATGTCCAGCAGTGCTTCAAGGACGGGTCTGACGGAAAATTGGTTGAGTGTGTCGGCTGGGGAGACGCGGACGAGTGGGATGAGGTTGTGAATGTATTTGACTACGAAACCAAGGACAATCTCGCTCCGCTTCCGTGGGCTGAGGAGAATGTATGGAAATGGGCTGATAAATACTCCTCATGAAAAGGAACAGAAGGAGCGTGGGGGCGGACATACGGAAGCACAGGTTCGTCTCTGCGATTTCCACCACTTCAAAGATATTCCTTGACGGGAAGAGGAAATCGAGGACGAGGAACGCGCTGAAGCGAAAACTGAAGGAAGAGGCGTCCGACCTCTGACTTTCGCAAAATTGAAAAACCCGCTTGCCTATTTTCCCATATATGCTATAATATCGGCATAAACGAAAGGAAAACAAAGATGACGCCACAGGAAATGCTCGATGAGTTGAACCACCTTCAGAAGGAGATTCTGATATTCGGAACCGACAGGAAGAGAAACAGGTTTCGCAAACTCTCAAGCGAACTCTCGTCTCTCGGGTTCGCCCTCATCCGCCGCCATGACGATTCTCTCGGGGAGATGTTCGGGACATATTGGGAGATGCGCAAGAAGTCAGACATGGGTGACAGATATGCCGGCGGGTGGATTACCGACGAGCACGAGAAGAACCACAACTCGGAATGCACGACGAGGGCGATTTACTTCTGCTTGAACCATGAGATTCCATACCAGCAGATTCGGGAACTCCAGAACAGGACATCGAGGATGTTCTTCTCGTCGGGGCGTTTCCGTGGATGGAACAGCATGAAGACGGTTCGGAAGATTCTCGAAGCCCACGGATTCGACAGGGTTGAGATTCCCCCAAGGCGTTTCTACTCGGGTGTCATCGCTCTGAAACTCAAGGAACTCGACACGAAGGTGATTCTGAAGAGTTCGGGACACCTTTCCGCCTGCTACAGGGGGGCTGTCGTGGATGACTGGGACAGCCGAAAGAAGAAGGTTGAGGAAATCTATGTCAAGAGCGACATGGTTGACAAGGTGAAGTATTCCCTCGGAATATGAGGACATGGACTTTTCTGAAAGGGGCTTGACAATTTTTAGAGATATGATATAATAGCGGCACAAACGAGAAAGGAATACATATCATGAAGAAAGTCTACATTGTTCACGAAAAGGCTAAATACATTGGCGACAACATCCGAAACTTAGACAATATCGTCGGTGTTTTCGAGACAAGGGAAGCGGCTCAGAAGCGTCTGACGGAGAGATACAATGCTCTTCTCAAAGCCGTTGCTGACAATGAAACCGAAACCGACTATGTTGAACTCCGCGACTACGAAAACGCGAGAGTGAAAGTTTGTGAACATGACGTTCATACCGAAACATGGTCGTGGCGCATTGAGGGGCAGACGCTTGAACAGGAGAACGATGTTGCCCCAGTGAAGATTGCAGAAGAACAGAAGAAATCTCTGCATCCCGTGCAACTTGAAGCAATCATCTCAAAAATCGTATATGTTGAAGCCAACTCGCTTGTTGAGGCTTTGAAGGTAGTGGCGAAAAACAGGGAAGCATACAAGCAGGAGTTCCTTAAAGGTCTTCATCAAGTTACCCCCCAATACCGTGTTACGTTTGTCAACAGTTGAACAAAAATCCAGTCCCTCGGGGCTGGACTTTTTCCTTTCGGAAAAAACAGAAAACGGTCTTGCATATTTCCAGAAATGTGCTATAATGTATGTTTTTCGGCAATTTTCCAGCCATTCCGCGAATCAATCTGAAACTACACTTTACAATTGCATGAGATATGCTATAATATCGGCATAAACGAAAGGAAAGAGAAAGGAAAACCAAAATGGGTCAGTGCTACGCAGTCTACATGAAATACAAGTTCAAGGACGAGAACGGACTTGTCAAAGCCCTCAACTCATTCATCAAGGGACATGACAATAAGGACTGTCGCTTCAACCTCGACCTGTGGGAGAATGGTTTTGACCTCACGAAGTTCGGGAACCTCATGCGCGTCTTCTTCTCCAACACAGGGAGCGAGAACCAAGTCACATGGGGTGTCCACATGAAAGCCCCGAAGGGAATGACAGAGGAGGACTGCAAGAAGCAGGGAATCCCACATTGGACGGAACATGAGTGTGTGAAGAACAACAAGACTGGGAAATATGAGACTGTCGATGTCCTGTGGGTGACGCTGAAGACAGACGCAGACGGCTTCAATGCGTTCAACAGCGGTTTTGACGCTTCCTACAGCTGGGAGATGGTTATGGAGCAGGCTTTCGGGGTGATGGCTCAATACCTCGTTGACGGGTCTGAACTCAACATAGACATGGACGAGGGAAGCAGGGAACTCGTTGTGAAGAACGGAAATGTGGAGGAAAACTGAAAAACAACTGGACTATCAAAGGACATATGTTATAATATCAGCATCAACAAAGGAAAGGAACGAAAGAAAATGAATCTATACATTGTCCAACAACATTCCGAGAACGACAATGGGCGCGACCGAATCCGTCTGTTCGAGGAGAAGCAGAACGCCATCGACTACTTCAAGAAGCAGGTTGAGGAATACACCAACGCCTACGGAAACGAAAAAGATGACGAGAAGTGGGACTTGACGGATGATGGAGTGAACCTGTGCGCAAAGAGCGTGTGGACGCTCCCGGACGAGACCACCGCCGAAGTATTCCTGTCCGATTGCCTCACCGAGGAGGACTGATTTCTTGTTTGCTGATTCATCAGTAGCCACCCCTTCGGTTGGGGCGGCTTTTTTGTAGCCAGATTTCGGAAAATTGAAACCGTCCTTGACTATTTCGCAATATATGCTATAATATCGAAATCAAGAAAGGAAAACTGATATGCCAAAGACCGTTCATGACTTGACGGAAATGCAACTCACGGTTCTCAAGCGGCGGTATATGTCGCACCTTGAGGACGAAGGGTGCTTCTACGAGGTTCTTTTCAACCAATCCGAAAAGGACGAATCGGACGAGGAGATTCCGCAGGACTTCTACGACAGGGCTAACGAGATTGTCCCCGATGATGTTGTCTTCGAGGAGTTCGCCAACGATGTCTTCACAGACGCGGATTTTTCATCTTTCAGATTTTCAGAAAACTGAAAACCGGTTTGACTGTTGTGCCATATGTGCTATAATATCCGCATAAACGAAAGTGAAAGGAAACCAAAATGGACATCAAGGAACTTGAGAACGCGCTGAACAAGGCGGTCTTCATGAAGAGGACAATCGACGAGAACACTGACGCAATCGCGGAGCGCGTGAAGTCGTGGTGTCTGAACGAATATCGCTGGCTTGACGCAGAGAAGCGGAAACTCCACGACTTCCTTCGCTCGAACAATGAAATCTTCAGTCTTGACAACGGCTTCAAGGTCTATTATCCGTATTACAAGAAATCGGTCTACAACGACAGGTTTATGGCGCACTTCTACAGCGATGGACGAACATACGCCGAACTCACCCCCTCGAACAAAAGCCTTTCCGTGGTCGGAGAGTTCACGAAACTTCCCGCTCCCGACAAAGTCGACTATGACCTTTCGTCCATGACATCTGAAATAAAGACACCTGACACCAACTGCTCGGACATCGACTACTGGGTTGACTACCGAAAGTATCTCGCCATATACCGTGAATATTTCGAGACGCTTGTCAAGTCAGTGAAAAGCGGAATCGACGAGATTACCGAAAAACAACAGATGCGCTTTGACGAAATCGCGAAAACCTGCGGCGAAATCGACAGGGACGAAGGGAAGACGGTCGAAGTCACGATCCGAATCAGCAGAACGAGAAACTGAAGTTGCATATCTTAGGAAATGTGCTATAATACAGGCATAACAACGAAAGAGAAGGAAAACAGCATGAAACTCTATGCAGTGACGGCAATCGACATCGGCGACACGGTGAATGGACACGCGAGTCTTCAGAAGGTGTTCACCACTCGCGAGGTGGCGAAGAAGTGGATCGAACTGGACAAGAAGAACATGATTGATACGTACGGCGTGTCGTTCGAGGTGAACGAGGACGGCGAACTGTTCGTTGATTCATCATACCAGTTGGGTTGCATTTGGGACATTCACGAAATCGACACGGACAAGGTTTGCGAAAAAGTCAAGGACTGAAACTCGGCTTTACAATCGAAGATTATATGCTATAATAGTGTCATAACGAAAGGAACGAACGAGTGAAAAAGATGTGCTTTCTTGCAACCTTTGCCTGTGGTGGACGCTGCTATCTCATGGAGGAACCCCGCATGATAGTGAAGAGGGACATCGTTCCATTCTTCAAGGACTGCGTTCACCACCACACAGGGCTTTGCATGAGGAAGAGCGATGTTGACCGTTTCCTCAGAATCGGAATCCGCCGAATCACGAACGATGGGGTCACATTCGAGTTCTCATGGAACTGAAAACAGGCTTGAATATCATGGGAAATATAGTATAATAGTGGCATAAACGAGAAAGGAAAACAGAAATGAGAATCACAAAGTTTGAATTCAATGACGACTATGAGAACCGAATCGGATTCATCAATGTCGTCTACGCGCCTTCCTATGATGGCGAGAACATGGACGCGGTGTGGAACAAGATTGAGAAGGACAAGTTCTTCCGTCAGCAGAAGTTCACGGATGTCATGTGCAAGGCTCTTCCAATCGTTCAGCCTGTTGACGACTTGGTTGAAGCCTGCCGCGATACCTTTGAGAGCGCGGACAAGAGCGGCTTCCGATACGACTTCTATTCAATGGGAGATGACGAAATCGGAATGTCCATCACATTCCCAATCTGAAAAAGGAAAAAGAAAATGAGATACTTCATCATCGACAACCTCAACGGAAACAAGACGCTTCAGACCTTCAGGAACAAGAAGGACTGCCGTGCGTGGCTCATGAAGGGGCTTTACGAGACTGACGGGGCGGAGCGCGACCACTATGTCTCCATGCTCTCCCAACTCGACATGGGCAAGAAGGTTCTTGAATACAACGCCCTGTGACGGGGGCTGTATTTTCTGAAAACCGTCTTTACAATCGTGGGAAATATAGTATAATAGTGGCATAACAACGAAAGAGAAAGGAAAACGAAAGATGAAGGATAACGAGTTTTGGGGCAATGACGCGAAGCGTGACATTGCGCCTATGGTTGAAGCCGACTACGAACGGGCTACTGGGAAATCCTGCGTCCGATGGTATGACGAAGACCGCGTTCTCCATGAGACGCTTGACGACCGCCCATCGACCTTCGAGACATGCGGCTACACCACGGACTTCGAGAATTGGGGCATGAGGAAGACGGAAGAAGCCATGCGCAAGGGAAAGCGGAAGTATTACGATGTTGTCGCCTATGTCCGCGACACGCTTGACGCACCCGAAAACCTCGTTGAGAAGTTCGACAACAATCTGAGAGGTTGCTGAAACTGGAATTGACTATTGTGGGAGATATGCTATAATAGTGGCATAACAACGAAAGAAAACAACAAAACAGAAAGGAAACATACGATATGGCTAACGACTGTTGTGGAACGATGAGGGTTGTGGCGAAGGACAAAGCCGTCCTTGAACGCCTCAACAGGATTCTCAAGAACGAGGACGAGGAGTTCGCCCTTGCGGAGAATAGGGGTTCACTCACGGCGATCATCTCCAAGGACGGAGAGTTCTTCGTCTCTGATATGTTTGTGGACGGCGCATGGGACTGCTCCGAGTTCCTCTACCACGATGACAACCCCAGCGAGAAGGTCGTCAAGGACATGGTGTGGAATCCCGACAGGAACGACTACGACACGACCTACGGAACTGCGCACTACACGAACCTTCCGCACCTTGCAAAGACGCTCGGATTCGGGTGCGAGGCTTGGACTTCAGAACCTGGTTGCGGCTTCTGCGAACACTGGACTGTTGACCATAACGGACAGTTTGAGTATGACAAGGGCGAATACAGCGTTGAATATCCTGAAGGTGAGGACGGAAAGCCCGACATGGACGCAGACCCCATCGAGGAAAGCGAGTTCGGCGACTTCAACGACTTCTACTACCCCGACGATATTTGGGGGTGAGGACTGAAGGATTTTCCTTCCGAGGCAGGGGAGCAACACCCCTGCCTTTTTCATGCCTGCAATTTCGGCAAATTGAAACTCCACTTGAATATTGTCTGAAATATGCTATAATGTATATTTCGGCAAAAATATCCCAACATCATCACTGGAAATATTTTGAAACTCCACTTTCCTAATTCGTCACATATGCTATAATATCGGCATCAACAAAAGAAAGGAAACAGACAATGACAGTGACGGAAATCCAAAAGGAACTCAAGAAGGTCGAGAAGAAGGATGGTGCGAAGTGAGAACTCCACCATATAGCGTCACCCTCTGTCACATGAAAGAGGACGGGAGCGTGTTCGGGATTTCGGACGAGATTTGGATGAACTACCCCGGCATTGAAATGATGCTCCGCCTTGCCGATCCGATGAAGTCCGTGGAGTGGTGCGGGGAAGTCCTCAACATCCGCCGCCGAGCGTTCATCATAATCAAGTTGGAGACTGTCGGAATTGACGGGAAGCGGACGATGAAGTTCTTGAAAATCACGAGAAACTGAAAAACCTCTGGACTATTACGGGAGATATGCTATAATAACGGCATAATGAACGAGAAAGGAACACAAAGATGAAGACTGAACCAACGGACAACATCAGGACTTGGCTTGACAACCTCTATGACGAGGCTATCATTGAAGCCAACAAGACGCTTGGCAACGAGCGCATCTGGCAGAAAGGTTCCTCCACGGACGAGGAAATCCAAATACACGAGGACAACATCCGTGAGCAGGAGCGGTACATCACCGTCCTTGAGGAACTGAAGGACAACATCCAGTTCCTCTGAGAAATGTGAAAAACGACTTTACAACCGCAGGAGATATGATATAATACCTGCATCAACGAAAAAAAAACAACAGAAAGGAAAACGAAAATGGCAACAGCGACAATGTGTCTGACGAACGCTTGGTGGACGGCGGAGGATGGGGCAACCGACCTTGACTTCATCCGCGCCCACGAGCATCTCTCGCCCCTCGGAACCCACCACAAGTGCATTTCAAGCGCAGACCTCGTGACGAAGTTCCGCGAGCGGGCGAAGTCCCTCAACCTCACGCTTCAGAACGAGAAGGCTGGGCTTGAGAAGCGCGGACGGAAGTTCATGTACCTCGCGGAGGTGAAGGACGATTCCCACACGGACTACGCCCTCACAATCGGCTTCCGCAACTTCTCGGACAGGACGCTGAGTTATTCCACGATTGCTGGGACGCAGGTGTTCGTCTGCTCCAACGGCGTGTGCAACGCAATCTGCAAGGATTCCAAGATGCGCCATTGCATCGGGAACGTGGACAAGAACGTCGTGGACAGAAAGATTGATCTCGCGTTCTCCCACTTCATCGAGGACAAGGATCGGATTCACGGGCAGATTGAGACCATGAAGTCCACGCGGCTCACGGACGAGATTGTCGGACGCTTCATGAAGGGTCTGGTCGGAAACCAGTACATCGGCGCGGCGAACGCCATGCGGATTCTCGAAGACCTTGAGAACCCCGAACGGAACGACCACAATGACAGTTCGGTCATGCGCCTCATGAACTCGGCTTCGCACATCACGAGCCACCACATCACGAACCCGAATCAGGGGGCTATGGCTTCCAACTTCTGCAATGACCTCATCATGCGGCTCATCTCGCCAGACTACGTTCCCCTCGGGGACGTCATCGACGTTGAGTGAAACCGAAAGCCCCTCCCTGCGGAGGGGCTTGATTTTTATACCCCAAGATTTTTTGCTGAAAAACGAAACTCGGCTTGACTGTCGCAGATTATATGCTATAATAGTGGCATAAACGAGAAAGGAAACAAGAGATGAAAGTGATGACCGAGAACACCTGTGACAACTGCAATGACCTCATCCATGCGGTTATTGAGGAAGATGACATCCGCAACTTCAAGGTGGGATATGTGAAGTGCCCGACCTGCGGGAAGGAAGTCCTCATCTGCAATGAGTGCTATGACGAGAAGGCGAAGGGACACTACACCTGTGGTGTGAACTGCCCATACAGGAACGGCTTGACCGTCATGGGTATGTCCGACTGTGAGTATGTCGAGTGGATGCGCGAGAACGAGCCTTCGCGCTTCGCCGCAATCAAGAAAGGGAAGTGCGGCGACTACTACAAGAACCTCATCAAGGAAATTGGAATCTGAGAAGGGAGGACAAAAAATGGACGAACTTGAGAAAATGGGCTTGAGACCGGTCGAACTGAAGCCGTGTCCGTTTTGCGGAGGACACGCGGAGATTTCGGAAGACCATTGCAGACCTTCCGACAAGGCTCGGTGGTTCATAAAGTGCTACACCTGCGGCGGAAGTCTCGGCTTCTACAGAGACCCATACGAAACCGCCGCGAAATGGAATCGCAGGGGTGGTGAACCGTTGTGGATCAAGTGCTGAAAACAGGCTTGTATATTGTGGGAAATATGCTATAATAGTGGCATAAACGAGAAAGGAACACAAAGATGAACGACAAGTTGATTTACACCATCGAGGACGCGGAGAAGTCCCTCATCGAACTCACCGGAGCGGAGTACCAGCACAAGAAGGTCGGAACCCCAATGGTGCATGGATATGTGCAGGAGGGAATCCGTGCGCTCCGCGAGGTCAAGGAACACCTGTGGAAGGAAAAGGAGATGAAGACGTTTCTTGTAATCAACGGCGAAAACTCCGATCCTGTCTCATACTACAAGCACCTTGGAAATGACTTCGATCTTCAGAAGGAACTGAAGGAAGCCGTAGAGGAACTTGGAATCCATGCCGACGAATCGGTTTTCGAGGACATCGAGCGGTATCTCTCGCGTTGCACCCCCTACTGGCTTGACGAGACGTGGTGCTTCACAATGGTGTGAGAAAAACGAAAAACTACTGGACAATCGCAGGAGATATGCTATAATATCGGCATAAACGAAAGAGAAAGGACGCATATGAAAACCGAACTAACCGAGGAGATGAAGAATATGCTTGACGACCTCCTTGACGAGGAGATTCTCAAGAGCGACGTCACAATCAAAAACTACATGAAAGAACGGGAGAACTCATCCATTCCCGTCACTGTTGGATTTGTTGATGGAATCATCGAGGAGCAGAGGCGCTACATTTCCGTTCTTGCCGATTTGAAGGACAATTTCCCGAACCTGTGGAAGAAAAACTGAAAATGGCTTGACTATTGCAGAATATGTCGTAATAATAGCTACACAAACGAGAAAGGAGAACCGAGATGAACAATAATAACAAGGGAATCTACATCGTCAATTGCAAGGAAACCACAATCGACGAGAACGGTGCACTCCATGTCGATGTCTCCACCTGCGACGAGGCGTATCTTGACGAGAAGGACGCCATCAACCAGTGCTGGAAACTCTCGGATGACAAGTTCAACGACCTCATGGACGAGGATGGGAACGGCGTCTTTCGCGACAGCAACTATGACTGGGTGTGCGTGAACCGCAACGGCGACACCTACGAATACTACGTGTCGAAAGTCTACGTCAAGGGGATTTGAAACTCCCCTTGACTGTCGCAGGAGATATGCTATAATACAGGCATAACGAAAGGAAAAAGACATGAAGATTCAAAAGACGTTCCCGAAGAAACTCACGACCGACGAGTGGAATCTCCTCCAGTTGTGGAGCGAATATTCCAAACTCGACACATGGTTCGACCTCAGAACCACGAAGGACGGAAAGGTGGATTATGTCCGTGACCTTGAGGAGAGCCGCCGCCTGTCCCTGCATCGCGCCCTCAAGGACTTCACCGAGGGAATCTACATCGACAAGGCTGACTGGAACGTCACGAAGAAGCAGGAACGGACGTGGAACTCGCTCATGGACAAGTTCGGCTATCAGAGCGCAAAAATCTGAAAAGCCCTTTACAATCGTGAGACATATGCTATAATAAAGGCATAACAGCGAAAGAAACCAAAAAGAAAGGAAAACGAAATGGGACAGTATTATCACATCGGATTCAAGAACGGGGAAAACGTCTTCGTCAACTGCCGCAAGGTGGAGAACTGCGACTACCAGATGGCGAAACTGATGGAGCACTCCTACATCAACAATGAACTCATGGACGCGGTCGCCAAGTTCATCCACAAAAATCCGACGAAACTCCTGTGGTGCGGTGACTACGCCAAGGACGCCGAGGTGCAGGAGAGGACGGGCGGATGTCTCAGATATGACGACCTGTGGGGTGACGCTCCGCTTCGAGACGGCGTTCGCGAGTTCGTGTTCCAGAAGTGCGGAAACCTCTTGCGCGGCGGTGACTTCAAGTACGCCGGCAGGTTCCTCGTCAACCACGACAAACGCCAGTTCGTGTCCTTCGACAGGGTCATGAAGGAAAACCCAGTCCACTGGTCTAACCATCTCGTCGTCAACCCAATTTCCATCCTCACGGCTCTCGGAAACGGTCGCGGCGGCGGGGACTACGACGGGGAGAACATGGATCTCGTCGGGTCGTGGGCTTGGGACACCATCGAGATTGCCGACGGGATTCCGGATGGCTACGCCGAACTCGACGCGAAGTTCGTCGAATACTAAAAGATTTTCCTTACTCGTTCGTTCGGTGGGGGTCAAGCACCCCCGCCTTTTTCATACCCCTCGTTTTCGGCAAAAACGAAAACCGTCTTGACAATTGCAGGAAATGTGCTATAATGTTCCATTTTCGGCAATTTCCATCCCCAGAAGACACCAAAGCGTTTTGAAAACTGAGTGGACTGTCGCGTGGAATATGCTATAATACAGGCATAGCAACGAAAGAGAAAGGAAAACAAAGATGACACTGTTCGTGTTTCAGGTGAAAAAGGTCGGAAGCGAGGAACTTGACGACATCACGCTCTGCAAGGACTTCGATGAGGTGAAGTCCGCGTTCGACAGGAAGGTCGAGTGGTTTCGGTATGACAAGTTCACGGAAGTGAAGTGCGTCGAGCCGACATTCGACGAGGAGTCGGAATCGGATGACGAGTGCATTTCAGGAGGGAAGTTCGAGTTCGTCAGCCCGAAGGGAACGAAGGCGATTGGAGAGGTCTATCCCTACTGGGTCGAGGACTGAAACGAAAACAGGCTTGACAATCACGGGAAATATGCTATAATAACGGCATAAACGAAAGAAAGGAACGAAAGATGAAAAAGAAGTTTGCGGTTGACGTACACTGGGATTTCGCGAAGTCCTTTGTCGTGGAGGCTGAATCGCGGGAGGAAGCCGAGGAAATCATCAACGGACGGATTGACCGTAGGGAAATCGACCCCATCCGAGATGACTTCGAGAAGACGGAGGACACAGAGGTCTCAGTCTCCGGTGAGGAAGACGAGAGCGGCGAGATAGCCTACTACTGAAAGGGAGGACATCTATGAAGTTTGCCGTGAAAGGGGAACCCTATGAGGTCATGGTGGAACTCATCAAGAAGAACGAGGTGAGCGACGACGTGAAAATCATGGAGGGAATCATCTGGAACAAGGGTGCCGTCGACGGTTTCACGCATCTTGTTGATTCGGAGTTCAAGACCACCCCTACGGAGGAGGAGTTCGCCGACTACCTCAACTCAAATGTCGTGGAAATCCTTGAAGACCTTGGTCTTGATTCTGAAAACTGACTTGCGAATCGCGGAAAATGTGCTATAATATCGACACAACAACGAAAGAGAAAGGAAAACAAAGATGAAGAAGTTTGATGTCAACTATACGCTCTCGTTCCACGCATCCGTCGAGGTTGAGGCGGAGACGGCGGAGGATGCCGAGGAGAAGGTCAACGAAATGCTCGACACTGGAAAACTCGGAAACGTCTGCGACATGGAGTGCGCAGGACGCGAGGTCGAGGTTTCTTTCGTCGCCGACTGAAGAGGAAGGGAGGAAACGAAATGCATAACAACGGAAAAATCATCGCGGAAGGACATCTCAACCCCTACACGGGGAAATACGACGTGAACACGTCCTCTGTGTTCAGCGAAATCCTGCGAAGCCTTCGCTACTGCGACAACTACCTCTCTGACGTCCTCTACGACATCGAGAAGATCCGGACGCTCATTGAAGGGGGCAAGGGCGGAGTCGTGTGGCTTGGGTTCAGGAAGGACGGGGTGGACGGCGTCGACTACATCCGCGAGAACCTCAAGGACACGAACAGGATGTACCATTACTACAGGGACATCATCCGCGTCGATGTCGTCTTCATCGAGAGAACCGAGACCGTCTCGGTCGTCCTCGAACACTCCGACCACCTCAAGTTCCGCGAGGAGGACGGGAAGAACACGAAGTAAATCAAAAAAAAAGACCCGTGGACGGAGGAAGTCCACGGGTCTGAGATTCTATGAACCGGGAATCAGCCCTCTTCCGTGGTGTCCGACTTCTTCGTCTTGAATGCGAGTTTCACAAAATAGACGTCGTATCCCTCCTGGTAGTTCGGAAGTTCCTCAAGGTCTATCTTCTGGTTCACGTCCTTTATCTGGAGGGCTGTCTTGATGGCTTCCTGCACCTTCAGCTTCAGCTTGTCGCCAGTAGCCTCGGTCTCGGCTTCCTCGACATTTTCCTTTTCGGGGGCTGATGTTTCGGGGTCTGGAGTTTTCTCCGACTTCGGCTCTTCCTTCTTCCCGTACTTCTTCTCCGCTTTCTTTGGGTCTGACTTTTCGGTATCGTCCTTGTCTTCCTTCTTATCACCATTCTCCGTCTCCGAGACGCATTTCTTCGCCTTGGGCTTCGCCACACCCTTCGGAACTGAAAGCATCGACTTGGTGAGATCCTGTATTTTCATGGACTCGTTCAGATCCTCTGTGCTGTCAGACGTTTCGACTGGGGTCTTCTCCACCTGTGTGTCGGCGGTTTCCTCGGATCCTGCATCTGGAGTTTCCCGTGGCTCATCCTTCGGTTCCCCTTCGGGAGCCTGTGAAGCCCTGACGCAGGTGATTGCCGCCACGAACTCCGCATCGTTCAGGAAGGTCTTGGTGAACTCCTTTTCGACCGCGCTCCTGAAGCGGCGTCCGACCTGCGAAGCCTCTACCACACAGATGTCGGATTTCTTGTCAAGGTGATTTGTCTTCCACTGCTTCTGTAGGGTGGACGTCAGAAAACTCGCTATGTCAAGTACCATGATTTATTTCCTCTTACAGGTCTATTTACGCATTTTCGGAAAAATGAAACGACTCTTGCAAATCTCATGGGATATGCTATAATATCGACATAACGAAAGAAAGGAAAAAATAATGAATCTTGAGACGATACTCTTCAGCAACGAGAATAGAGGACTGTTCGACACCGCACCAGTCACGTGCTACAGGATCTACACGGACGATGACCAGAAGAACTTCAAGGCGACCTTCACGGATCTGAAGAAGGCTTACGAGTATGTGGAGAACTACCTGCGTTTCACGAAGTCATATATCGTGAGGGAGAACGCCGAAATCATCCATGTACATGAGAAGCGCGGATGGGAAAAGTGAAAAATGACTGGACTCTCATGAGAGATATGCTATAATATCGGCATCAACGAAAGAAAGGAACGAAAGAAAATGACTGCACAGGAAATCTCAGACTACCTCATGAACGAAGTGGACTGTGACACGCTCACACTTCAGGAGATCGACGAGGACACCAACACGTTCTTCGTCCAGGACACGGATGGAAACCGCTTCAGAGTCCACGTTCGGAAGGAGGACTGAAATGAAGAAGGACATCTTTGCGGTCAAGGCTTCCGTGTGGTCGAAGGGGAGGGTGTGCATGGACGAGCACACGATTCTCGACGATCTCTACGAGACGCGGCAGGACGCACAGGCTAAAGTGAAGGAACTCGCAGGGAAAATCTACAATTCCGAACTGAACGGGGGGTACAGGAAGGAACGCTTCTCGCTGGTTGACGTCGATACCGTCTACCTCTTCAAGAAGGGTTCGCGGAAGACGGAGCGCGAGTACCGCTACGAGGTCGTCCGCTACAATCTCATCCAGAAGAAAGGAAAGTGAAAATGGAGGAAGTTGCTGAAATCGTGTTCGACACGCTCCCGAACGGAGAATACACCTACGAGTTCATGAACGACATGGGCGAGGTGATTGACGACTTCAAGAGTTGGGGAATGTAAAAACAGGCTTGACTGTCATGAGAGATATGCTATAATACTGGCATAGACGAAAGAAACAGAAGAAAGGAAAACGAAAGATGGGAATGGACGCATGGGTCTTCAGCCGCACGAAGGAGAACTACCAGAAGTGGCTTGAACTTCGGCGGAAACTGGAGGAACTCCGGAAGGAAAAGAACTGGAAAATCGAGAAGAAGGTTCTCGAATACCAGACGAAGTACCCCGATTTCAAGGACGAGAACGTCACCGCCGAGTACGTCAAGGAGCATTTCTCTGACGCGGACAGGAAGGAAATCAAGGGGTTCATCGAGAAGGTGCTTGAAAGCGACGAGATTCAGAACACGGAGATGGAACTCAACGAGTGCTATGAGGGTGAGCACGAACTCAACTACTGGCGGAAGAACTATCCCGTCCACAACTACATCATACAGCATTTCCTCGAAGACGGGAAGGAAGACAACTGTGAGCCGATTCCCCTCACGAAAGACGGAGTCAGGGAAATGGTCGCCGTCTTCAAGAGGGAACTCGCGAAGTGGAAGAAGGACGGCGACGAGCGCAAGGTTGAGTGGTTCAAGCCGTCAGAATGCGACTACGTCTCGCTTGACGCACTCATGGAGACAATCCACTTCTTCGAGAACCTTGTCAACGACTTCTCTGAAGACACGGTGTTCTACTACTACACCTGGTACTGACGGTCTACGAAAAAACACCCCTCTGTAAATATCCCGAAACGGTGTCTATGGAGGGGTGGGAAATGACAAACGGAGAAATCTCATGCCTGAAGTCCTCGATAAGGCAGATGCTTCTGAAACTCGATTCCGAAATCCCGACTTAGGGGAGGGACGAGTTCTTCAGGAAGGAACTTGAGGCAATGCTGAGGCTTCTCGAAAACCAGACCCAAAAATGGCACTATCAGTCATATTCTTGACCATTTCCGCAAATATCATCGGACTCGTCAGGACTTTCAGGAAAACGGAGAAAAACGCTTGACTTTTATTCCATTTGTGTTATAATATCGGCATAAGATGAAAACGAGTTTCAAAAAGGAAATCATGAAACAAACCAAGAAGACGACCACAAAGAAGGAAACTGCGAAAATCGGCGTGTTCTCAGCCACCACTGGGAAGCGCAAGCGGGTGTTCGACCGTCGGGTTGACGTAGCGAAGTACATCGGATGCACCCAGGTGAGCGTCCACAATGCCCTCAAGGGCAAGGTGAAGACGGTCAAGGGAAGCATCGTCAAGTACATCGAGAACGGCGAAAAGGAAGTGACTCCGGTCTCGAAGGACTACGCCTCGCACTACATGAAGCGTTGCGCCAAGAAGGCTGTCGCAAAGAAGGTTGCGACGAAAGCCCAAAAGAAGCCTGTCAAGAGGTGCGCGAAGAAGATTGGTCTCTTCAGCGCGAAGACCGGCAAGAAGCGTCGGGTCTTCTCCACAAGCGCAGAGGTGGCGTCCTTCCTCCAGGTCAATCCCAGCAACGTCTGCCGCGCCCTGAACGGCTCGCACTCGACCTGCAAGGACTACGTGCTCAAGTACATCTGAGGTATTGGAATGCACAACAACTCAGTGTACAAAATCATCGAACTTCTTGAGGGAGAGGTCATGACGGGGCTTGAGAACTGCGACGACCTCCACCAGAACGAAATCGACCGCATCAAGGAGCGCGTCGAGGATCTCATAGAGGACATCAACGTCATGATTGAGGAATGCGAAGACGAGGACACCAACAAGGAATCCGAGGAATCCGAGGACTTCGAGGACTGAACCCCTGATTTTTTCAAGATAAAAGGAACTGCTGAAATGGAACAGGCTATCATTGCAACCGACGAGGGCATCCGCGTGACGGACAACGACGAAATCCTCACCTCAGTCCTCGCATCACTTATGAAGCGCAACTCGTTCATGCCGAACGTCGAGCGGATCATCTACAACGACCCCGTCATCAAGGTCTACTTCGTCGACGGCACCTGGGTTCTCCTCAAGACGACCCATGGAGACACGTTCGACAAGGAGCGAGGTCTCGTCTACGCTCTCGTGAAGCGCATGATGGGTACTCCGGATCCCGTCACACACGAGGTCAAGGGTGGTGGCTACATGGGTGCGCTCCACCGCATGATCGACTCTGCCACCGACCAGAAGAAAAACCGCGAGGAGAAGGAGAAGGCTGCGGCAGAGAAGAAGGAGAAGAAGGAGAAGAAGGAGAAGGGGAAGCCAGATGCAGCCCCTGTGGAAAAGAAGCAGAAGGAGGCTTCGCTCCGTGACCGCGTGAACGAGCTTTCGTCCCTTCTCAAGGACATCAAGGAGAGCCTCCACAAGGGGGTCTGAGATTTTTGAGGACGCATTCGGACGAGCGCACCGCCGTACTCTGGAAGTCCTGCAACGTCGACGTCGGGAACGGTCTGTACATGATGTGCATGTACTACTACCAGACGGTCAGGGGGCAGTACGGGAAGGGAACGTACAAGTGCGCCATCCGGATTGACACGAGGGTTGGTTGGGAAACCCTGATGGAAAGTCTCCACATGGACAATCCGGCCAGCCCCTACGTCAACTCCTCCATAGGGATTAACGACGACCTGATGCTCCACTACTCCGGTCACGTCATGACAAGGGCTGACATGTGGAGGTGGTTCGGGCAGAAGTTCAACCGGAAGAAGATCTGGAGCCTGAAAAAATTCGAGACCGAGGAATTCAGGCGGAACGACCATTTCCTGAGAGACTACGTTATCGAAGGAAACAAGGTTGACATTCTTGATGTGGAAAACATCCCCAAGGGAAAGTGGTTCACTGCCATAAAGGAGAAAGCCCCAAGGAAAAAGAGGAAGATCCGCGTCATCCACTGACATTTCACACAATGAAGGGACTGAGAAAAATGCACAACTCGTACAAGAAAATGAGATACACCGAGGCGAGGAAGGCTCTCGCGAACATCGACAAGATGAGCTTCTCGAAGAGGGGTTCACGCAGGACTCACACGAAGTTCGGGACTTTCACCCTCTACTCGAACAAGGGAGGTCGGAGGGTCTATTCCGTCTCGGGGTCTGCGTTTTTCCACAACGGCGGCTCATACACGTTCCGCTCCCTGAAGAGCCGCCTTCTCGGGATCTGAAGTTTCTGAAAGACCGTTTGCATTCTCCTTCGGATATGCTATAATGACGGCATAACTGAAGGAGAACATTCTTATGACAAAGAAAATCGTTATATTCGGCGGGGCAATCGTCCTGCTCCTCATCGTGTTTCCGTCCATGAAGGGCGCATACTACCACGTCCGGAACACCGTGAACGACGACCTGAACGACAGGTTCGTGGTGGACAACTACAAACAGAAGTATGTCGAGCTTCACGCCAGGAAGGTCGAGTGCGAGAAGTCCATCAGGAAGTTCACGGTCGAGCTGACACTGAACGGAAGGAAACTCGAGTCGCTTGAGAAGCAATCCGCACTCCTGAAAGCCGAGCTCATCCGGATTGGGACATCCGATCCTGAAGCGTTCAGGCGCACGAGGGAACAGTACGAGAACGTCAACGCGAAGATTGCAAATCACAGGAACATCTGCTCGACATACTCGAACGCACTCGTGAAGCTGAACCAGACCATGAAGGTTCTGAAGTCAAGTCTCGACAGGAGCAAGCTGAACATCGCGTCGCTTGAGTCGAAGAAGGAGTGCGTCGACACCCTGAAGTCGGTGAACCAAATCGTCGAGGACGTGAACGGAATCGGCGAATCCGACCTCGGCATCTCCGTCGAGAAGCTGAAGGACGACGAAATCAGGGAGACGGTCAGGATGGAGACGGTCAGGATGGAGACCATGCTCGAACCTGAACAGGAATCCAGTATGTCCACGGACGACATCGAGAAGTACGTCAATTCCCTGAAATGATTTGAAATGCTGTTTCTCGTCATAGCGCTTCTGTTCGGAATCATAATCGCCACGATTGTCGTGAGAGTGACTTTGGAAGCCCTCTCTGATCTGTTCGACACTCCGATAAAGAATGTTCTTGTGTCCATCGTCTCGCTTGTGGTTCTCGCCATCATAATCCCGTTCCTGTCGGTCAGGCTCTACGGGTTCTTCTTCGGGAGCGGAGACTCTCGCGACAGCATAGAGGAGAGATATCAGGAGGCTCTGAAAGCTGAAAGCTGAAGCACAAAGGAATAAAACAATGGAAGCGATAAATGAAATTGAAATACCACAGCTCATCAAGAATGTCAAGGACAGAGCCAGGTCTTTTGCATTTATTTCAACATACGGTGAAAACAGAAATGGCTTTGAAAACGGGTGTAGGCATTCCAGCCTCAAGCGGACAATCAGGAACGACCTGAAGCTTGGACACTATCAGCTCTTGATTTCCAGGTTTGTTGAAATCGACACAACGCCAAAAGCACGGATGGTCTTGGATGAACGCGCCTTTATGATTTACGGCGTTTCATTGAAGACCGCATTGGAGCTTGGTGGAAAATACAACCAGTTGAGCATCGTCTTCAAATCGGAGAACAGGTGTGACGAGATTTGCACTTCACCGTTCGTTGATCGGAGTGGACAGAAACATAGCACAGGTGACACAATCAGGTCATTTGAGGTTGAGTCGGATGATTTCAAGAACATGAACATGATGAAGGAGATCTTTGAAACCCATCTTGGCGGTCTAACCGACAAGTTCGTAAATTGTAAATATCATTCCACATTGTACAGCGTATATGATGTTGAAGATCCTAGCCCAAGTGTATTTGCCGTGACTGAAAGGTTTCATAGAATTTTTTGAACAGAAAGGATGAAATGGAAGAGATTAGCGAAGTATCCACGAACAGGCTTCTCAGGCATCTTCAGGACGACAGGACTCTTGCGATGATTTCGACGTACCGTTCCAAAAGGAGAAATGGCGACGCAAAGACAAAAAAGGAGAATCTCTCAGATCTTCAGGAACTCAAGGGAATCGTCAGGAACAGGCTGAATCTCGGATTTTCAGAGTTCGTTTCGAGATGGACCGCAACGGACAATGACACCAACAAGGTTGTCACCTCCGATGAACGATCCCTCATGATTTACGGCATTTCGCTCAAGGATGCCATGGAACTCGGCAAGAAGTACGAACAGGACAGCATCATCTTCAAGTCGAAAGACCAGTGCGCCGAAGTCTGCACGACTCCGTTCATGGACTACGAGGGAAAGGAGCACAAGTTCGACGACGTTGTCAGGCTGTTTGACGTCAAGTCCAAGACTCCGCTGAATCTTGACATGGCGAAAGACATCTTCGAAAATCGCATCGGTGGGCTTTTCAGCAAGCCGGTAAAGGGGAATCGTCCATTTGCGTTGAAGAGCGTTTACGAAGTCGAGGGTCCGCGTCCAAGCGTATTCTCAGAGTCAGAGGCGTTTTTCAGAATCTTTTGAAACAAGGGAAACAACAATGGTCAAGACATTGGTGCCACATCTTCAACGTTGACAAAAAAGAAAACCCATGAAGAAGACAACAGAAGACATTTTCAACGAGATGAATGTCAGGTTTAAGAACTGGAATACTTTTCATCACGTCCATTGTAAGTAATTTAAGGAGAAAACAAAAATGGTTAAGTCAAAAGTGATACTCGGTGGTGGAGACAGCCTTTTCGAAGCCATGAAGAACATGGAGAACAGGGGCAAGTTCGAGATTGAACCCTCACGCGAGAAGTGCATGTACGTAATCGCGGACAAAAGCGACACCCCGTTCATCGACGAAGGCGAGGACGGCAAGGACAAGTGGGAGAAGTACCTCTTCAACTCGGAGCGCGGCGGGACGATTGTCTTCTCGACTGACGTAAACTCGCTGGAGCTGTCGAAGAGCGCCTTCAAGAACAGGCTCATGCAGATCTACGAGACGTTCAAGAACAGGCGTTTTGCCCTGAAGATGCTTGACAAGGTTCGCCGCAGGAACGACGTCTACGCATGGACAATCGGGCGGTATCTCGTCGGAACCTATACGGGGAACGACGGGAAGACGTACAACGAGAACTCCATCAGCATCGACGTCGTTGGCATCGGGAAGGATACACTCTTCAAGATTGCCGAACAGCTGAAGGACGAGTTCAAGCAGGAGTCTGTCCTCGTGAAGTGGGACAACCAGGTGTATTTCGTCTCCTGAGAAAAAACAATTCAGGTAAATAGGATACGATGCACAGGAAGTCAAACGGCACGATGAATCCAAGGAGCACAGCAAAATGCGCTCCCGGAAGCCCGTGTACACTGACCGCCTGACATAGGCTTCCACAAAAGGATTAACGGGACGGTCAAAAGCCGTCCCGAAACTTTTGTGAAAGCGAAACGAAAACGGTCTTGACATCAGCTTGCCACATGCTATAATATGCGGCGTCGTGAGGAACGAGGATAACACGACTGAAACAAACGACCTCGACGCTCTTTGAAAGTTCGCTGAAAGACTTCCGATGCGAGGGTGGAGAAAAGCGAAAAACCACTTGACAAACCCGAACCGAAATGCTATAATCTCGGCACAAACGAAGTTCCGAAGCGAACGTAGCTCTTTGAAAACCGGACGATTTCCTTAAGAAAGAACATGAAAAATCAAGTGTCTTGTGACATTTGGACTCGGCATGACGAGGATAAAGAGGGTTCAGGTCATGCGCGGTGCAGGCGGAAAAGGATGCCACGTGCATTACAGCCGTCCGCACGTACCGGGGCAAAGGATGTTCCTATTTACACTTTGGTAGTATCACATCCCGCCCCCTTTTCGATTTCTTTCGTTAGGCATATCAAATGAAACACGCAGGTCTTTCTTTCGTTGTTCCTGCACCGTCAGCTGTGTTTACCGGGCATCATCACTCGGCTTTTGAGCTGACCACCTAATTTCTTTCGTTAGTTGGCAAGTGAAACTGGTTTCCGGAACCACTATTCGGAAGACTTGAACGCACGAGTTTCATACCCTTTCCTTGGGGATGTTTCAGTGCTTCGGATGATTTAGACTGCGGGTTCGACCAGAGGTCAAGGTCAGGAGGCTCATAACCTCCCGTGAGCAATCACACGTTGGGTTCGATTCCCACACCCGCTACCACGATTTCTTTCGTTGAAAAATGAAACTTGTGTCAGGACTCCTTTCTCTCCTGACATACGGCTTACGAGGTTTCTCCGGTCTTCATCCCAGGTTTTTCGAGTAGGCTGAATATTTTGGGCTGATAGTTAAACGGCATAACTCCTGATTTGCATTCAGGGATTTGGGTTTCGACTACCCATCGGTCCACCAGACTTTTTTCGTCATTGACCAATGAACAAGATGAAACACGTGTCTGTTTCTTGTATTTTCAGACACTCGGTCAGCTGTGTCTAACGGCTCTTTCACCGGCTTTCTGACTGACCAGACCTTTCTTTCGTTAAAAAATGAAACTCGGTTCTGGGTTTTTCCTTTCTCGATTCCCATTCCGGACACTCCAGTTTCAGCAGGTCTTTCATTCCTGTCTTTCGCGGAGTACTTCGATTTTTACCTCGGGTAGTTCCAATTGGTCAGAACTCGGGTCTCATAAACCCGTTGTTGGTGGATCGTACCCACCCCCGAGGACCATTTCAAATGACCGTGTAGCTCAACAGGACAGAGCAACAATTTCCTAAATTGTAGGTTGGGGGTTCGACTCCCCCCTCGGTCGCCAAAACTTAACAAAAACAAAGGAAAAAATGAAAATTCTTGGAAATATACCAAAGCAACATTTCCACGTGGCGTGTTCAGGCGGAAGCGACTCGATGGTTCTCGTCGACTTCCTCAGGAGATACCCGAGGAACAGCTTCGACATCCTCCACTTCAACCACGGGACGGAATGCTGCCAGGAAGCCGAGGATTTCATCAGATCCTACTGCGGGAAGAACAGCATCGAACTTCATCTCGGGAAGATTGACAGGGACAGGAAGAGGAACGAGTCCCAGGAGGAATACTGGAGGAACTGCCGGTATTCTTTCCTGAAGAAATACTCAGACGAGCCGATTCTCATGGCTCATCACCTGAAGGACTGCATCGAGACGTGGGTAATGACATCTCTCACAGGAAACCCGAGGCTCATCCCATACCACAACCCGAAGTACAACGTCTTCCGCCCGATGCTTCTCGTCTCGAAAGGCGAAATCGATGAGTGGATTGAAAGGCATCACGTCGATTACGTACTCGACAGGAGCAACCTCGACACCTCAATCACGAGAAACTACGTGAGGAACGTCATGATGGAGAACGTCTATCACGTGAGCCCCGGAATAGAGAAAATCATCAGGAAGAAGATTCTCGAGAGGTATTACGAGGAGAAGATTTAAGGGGATCCATAGTTCAAGGGATAGAACAACAGATTTCTAATTTGTGACTCCCAGTTCGAGTCTGGGTGGATCCAGAATTTGAAATGCGTCACTACAAATTTCAGGAATAATTCAGCGGTAGAATTCCGCACTGTTAATGCGGCAGTCGGTGGTTCGAATCCACCTTCCTGAGATTTGTAGTGACATCTGGAAGTGTGGCCGAAAAGCTAGGCACCATCCTTTTAAGATGGGACAAGAGAGGGCAGTACTCTCCACTTCTACCATATCTTATTTGCCGCAATGACTCAATCGGCAGAGTACCTCATTTGTAATGAGGTTGTTGTGGATTCGACTTCCTCTTGCGGCTCCAAACATTTCAATGCATTGGTGTGTCGATTGCAAGCTTCACATGGGTTTCAGCACAGCATTCAAGGAGAGTGCAGGTGTCGGCGAAAGTCCGGCATGCTTGACCTTTTATTCGGGGTGTAGACCGTAAGTGGAAGCGGGCATGATTTGGGATCATGTGCGAAAGCCTTGGGATCTCGGAATTCCCCACCCCGACCATTTTTTGGAAGCGTGTGATAATTGGCAGTCAGTCTGATTTGAACTCAGATGCCGGTAAAACGGTTGGGCGTTCGAGTCGCCCCGCTTCCGCCATTTTGGAGAATTGGCCGAGCCTGGTTTAAGGCAGTTCCGTGCTAAGGAACCGATCATGCAAATGGTCCGTAGGTTCAAATCCTACATTCTCCGCCACACACAAAGGCGACGTAGGCTATAAAGTAGACCCTGCGGCTCATAACCGTAAGAAGAAGGTGCAAGTACTTCCGTCGCCACCATTTCATTTCAGGAAATCGTCCGTAATTAACAGCATGAGACATTCTACATTTGGAGACTACTTGGGAAGAAGTTCGGCCAACGAGGCAATCGAAGGAAGCATCACGTCGTCGTTCTCCCTTGTCCTGATCTTGTGGGTCATGTCGACTCCACTCCAGCACATGATGGTCGTCTTATCAACGGAGTCGTGCAGCAATTCGGGAGAAGTCTCAGTTTCATTCGTCATCTGAAATGCCATAAAGTCAACTACCAGCCGACTGAAGATGACTGCGTTTCCTCGGCTGAAAAATATGAATTTCCACAGATATCCGATTTCATCCTATTTCGGCAGAAGTGCTGGAGTCGACGTAAGAAGGGAACTCATAGTCGGCAACCTCAACCCGATTACCGTAATGCTGTTCTATGCCTTGAATGTTCCAGATGAAATCGGCCCGAAATATACGAGATTCCTTGTTGAACTCGACTGCGGGGTCAACGTATGCTTCACAATTTGACAACCTGCTGGTGTAGGGCTATTTCGATTTCGAACAACAGCTATCTCACGAGAGCCCATACCGTCATGTGCATTTACGCATGGGAGTTTATCGCGTCGAACTGGGGAAGCACGGAAAAGTACACGGTCGAGATAACGTAATTTGGGGTGACGTCGGAAAACGGAATCGCAATATGCTTCATCTTCTGAAAACCGCTTGACTTTTCCCTGAAAAATGCTATAATGTATGCATAAAGGAAAGGAACCAGATGTCAGCTTTCGTAATGTCGACCAAGAACACGTCAAGTCTCGCATACGCCATATTCAAGCGCGGCGAATACCACGAGAAACTCAGCGACTTCTTCGAGAAGAACGGAATCCTATGTCCCGAGGATTTGTTCCTCAAGCTCCGGAAGCTGAACCTCAAGGCTGTTGACGAAAGATACGGCAGGAAACACACGAAGGATCAGGTCGGAGAGTACGACCTCGAGCACGACGAACTCAGCCTTCCGGAAATCGTGAAGGGAATCGACTGCTGGCAGTACCAGGTCAGCGGCTCAGACTCAATTTCCAAGTCAAGGCTCTACAGGATCCTCACCGAATTCAAGAGGGACTGTGCGTTCAATTACACAATCAGGTCCGAGAAATACAAGGACTCGGACATGTGGGGTTAAGCGACATGACCAGAATCAGAATCGGAAACATAGAGTACCGCGAAACAGCGTACCTCAACGCCACCGGAACGTACGAGGAAATCGTCCTGTGGTCTCCAAACTCCTACTACGGGAACAAGGAGATGTACCTGAAGAACGGCTTCACGGAGAACTCGGACGGCTCCATCACAAAGGGGAGCTCCACAATCGACAGCTCATGCTTCCTCAATCCGGAGAGCTGCATCTCAATCTGCACAATCCTCTGGAACAAGGCACATGACGAGTTCGACGTCAAGTCGGTCGGCGTCAGGGCTTTCACGCTCTCACAAAACGACAGGAAGAACCTCATGCGGATCCTGAAGCTCATCGGGGAGACTAACAATGACTGAGGACACTCCCGACAACATCTTCGTCCTCATGGGGAACAGGCAGTCCGACGGGAAACTGGTTCCGCATTTCAGCAAGTTCCACCTCGGGAGGAACTACAAGTACACGTGCGTCGACTACTGCGATGTCGAAATGCACGAGAAGTTCTGGAAGAAGATGCACCTCCATGAGCTCGTCAACTGCGTTAAGAACGTCCTCGAGGGCAAGCAGAGGGTCAGCTTCGAGGAGTTCGAGCTAACAGAAGACGAGCTCAAGACGATTTCGGCAGCACTGAAATCAATGGTTGAGATGAACCGCTACAGGACGTTCCCAATCTATGTCCAGAGACAGGAGATGGAAACGTACTCCTCTTTTCCCCTTGAGCTCCTGAGAACCCACTTCACGAGGGTCTGCTGAAATGGGAAAGGTGAAGTCGCCGCTGAGGTATCCTGGAGGCAAGTCAAGGCTTTCCGAATACCTCGTCTCCCTTTTCCCGAACGACTTCGATGAGTACAGGGAGCCGTTCGTGGGAGGGGGGTCTGTGTTTTTTACGGCGAAGCAGTGGTTTCACAACAAGAAGTTCAGGATAAACGACCTCTTCCAGGACCTCTACATATTCTGGAAGATGCTGAGGGACTATCCAGATGGAGTTGTGGAAAATGTCAGGAAACTGAAATACTCGTTTCTTGAAGGAAGGAGGCTCTACGATTTTCTGACCTCCCCACATCTCTCCTCTGAAATCGAGAAAGCTGCCGAATTCTTCACAATCAACAGGATCACCTTCTCGGGAACGACACTTTCCGGAGGATATTCAAATGAGTCGTTTCAGAAGAGGTTCACGGATTCCTCAATAGACAGGCTCGAGAAATCTTCTGAAATATTGTCAAATGACGTCGAGATAACTGGAAACGACTTCTCACATCTCACGGATCTTCCTGGAAATAAGGTCTTCCTCTTTCTCGATCCCCCCTATTTCCTTGGAAAGAGGTCCAAGCTCTATGGGAAGGATGGAAATCTTCACAGGGATTTTGAACATGAGAGGCTTTTCGAGAGCCTGAGGAACACCCCACACAGGTGGCTCATGACCTACAATGACTGTGATCAGATAAGGGAAATGTATTCTGATTTCAATATAAAACCAATCGAGTTTGCATATGGAATGCAGCAGGGAAAGACGGGAAAGGAAATAATAATCTCCAACTATGCCCTTTGAGACAACACGGAAACCCGACTTCCAGGAGGACATCAGGCGTTACGGGAAGCTCGGTGAGAGGATGTTCACGAGGATATTCTCGCAGTACGCCAGGAAGAGGCAGATGGATCTCATCGACGTCTCGGAAATACAGGAGTTCCAGGACGTGGACATAGACTTCCTGATTTCTCCGAAAATTGTTGACCTTGAGAACGTAAACCTGTGGAGGATCCTCAAGGACAGGGACATCAGGAAGTTCGAGGTCAAGGTCGACACGAGAGCCTTGACCACGGGAAACCTGCCGTTCGAGATAATTTCCCACAACAGGCTCAGGGGGTGGTCGTATCTCACGAAAGCCGACTACATCGTGTTCTTCCTCTCCGACATGGAATGCACGAGAATCTCCAGCCTCATGATGGTTGACATGCCGAAATGGAAGGAGATGGTCGAGTCCAGACGTGCGCACTACAGGATAAACCACATATACAACGAGGGAATAGTCGATCTCCTCGTCCCGATACAGGAGATGCGGAACGAGCATGTGATTGTCCATGAGAGGACGCTCCTTGGTAAATAATTCCAAAGGATTTCAGAAAATGGCGGCACCTTACTCGATGACTTACTCATTCAACCTCAGGGATGTCAAGCTCAACCCAGAGAGGGCTAACAAGTACCTCCCTGACGGAGTCTACGAGTATGTCGACGTGCCCACCACCCTGAAATGCGACGTCTACTCCTTTGGAAACGTCGACGTCTTCGGTTCGATGGCTCTCGTCTACCTAAAGGAGTCGGCGGTCGTGAAGACAATTGTAAACGAGTACGCCTCAGACGAGAAGATAAGCCACCAGACAATCAGGGAGGACAAGCTTGAGGGATGGCTTTCCGTTCCCGTCGAATCCCTTACTCCTTCCTCAAGCTCCGTTCCAGTAACCAACAGGGCTGTCTTCACCACGGAAGGAAGCAATCCCTCCATCCTGAAGATAAGCAGGAACCAGGCTCTCAAGACCGAGAAATAAGGTTTTCGCTTGACTTTTCATGCTGAAAATGCTATAATGTCAGTATGAAGAACGAAGAAGCCTCAAAGGAAACACAGGAACTCTCGGAAGAGGAAATCAGGAAAACCCTGAACATCCCCCCACGCGACGAGGTGTCCTATCCGATGCCGAAGAAGGAGGACATCGAACGCGCAGGATCGTTCCTCTGGAAGATGAACCTCCTCGCGTCATCGCACGATCTCAACCTCCAGGCTCTCATCTGGGAGCTCTACGTGAAGATGGATGACTTCCTTCACCTGGGGAAGGAAGAGTCATCCCTTGATCTCGCAAGGACTCTCATGGCTCTCAGGGACTACATCGTCCAGTCGAAGAATCCCCTCTTCGCCGAGGAAAAGAAGTGAGCCCCTGGGTAGTCATTCCAGTCTCCACTGCTCTCGTCCTCACGATGGGAGCCGTGACCGTCTTCAAGATCCGCGACGCATACCGCGAATACGACAGGCAGCAGACGCTTCTTGAGGAGGACTCGGAATGGCTCGGGAAAATACATGAAATTCTCTCCTACTTCAGGGACACGTACTCCTCGGACTCCAACAGGCAGGTTTACGAGAACGTCAAGACGAAAGCAGACTTCATTCTCAAGCTCATCAGGAACAGGTCGCTCGAGGAACAGGTGAAGCTCCACAAGAGGACATATGACATGCTCTTCGAGACGGGAGCCAGGCTTGCAAAGAGCGAGATTGACGTGTACCTCATACTGTCTCCACTCACGAACCTCTACAGGGAACTTGTCGAGGAGCACCTTGAGTACATCAGGGAACATGGAGGGGACGAGCTTTCGTAAATATTTCCGGTGTTGGTTGTGTGAAAAATCAATGCCGGAGAGTCCCATGTTGTAATGGCAGCAAACCTGGCTCTAACCCAGGGAGTCTCCGTTCGAGTCGGGGTGGGACAGCCACTTTTACATTCCATGTAAACATTTCAGTCAACTACGCACCGACTGAAGATCGGTGCGCTTGCCGGGTCCGACCCCGACATCCGGGCTGTTGACAAGCCCTGCCGGGACGAGCCGGAGCTTTCCGTCGAGGGGGGAAGCGGATCCGGCGAGCCCGGGCGGTACCTGTTCCTGATGTTGTGCGCGGTGTTCCAGTCCGCGTCGAAGACGTGTCCGTCAGCCGCGTGGAACCTGCATCCCCTGCGGACGCAGCCGTCTCGGCTGAAAAATATGAAGATGTTGAAAAGACCAAGATTAACTACCTTCTTCCTCAGGTCGAAATACGACTTCGAGATGAAGTTGTTTTGCAGGGTTGGTGTTTCCGATACGCTGGGTCCCCTTGAATTGGAGTATCCTGAACATGGAGGGATTGCGGTCAATTTTCTCTTCTGTATTTGATCAGTGCCGTCTCCATACGAACTTGGCTCCATCCATTTTCGAGCCTTTCTTCCAGTAATGTCTATTTGCCGTTTTTGAAAACCACTTGACTTTTCCAGGGACATATGCTATAATTTCCACCAATGGAACCTAAAATCATCGACACAAACTACACCACCTACTGTGGGAGGTCTTCAAGTGGAGAGATATCGACAGATGCATTTGTAATTGGGAATTTCTTCCTGTTTTCCGACGGTTTCGTGGAATTTGACGATAACATTATGTTCAGTCAGGATTTACCGATTTTTTCACATGGTATCTCGATTGTCTTCAAGCTATGAAAATGTGCAGGTACTTTCATAGCTACATCCTGAGAACCACCCCGAAGAATGACGACTTCAACACAATTCTCGAGCTCTGGTGGTATGATAAAATAGTCGAAAGAAGGATGTCCTGGATCTGGATGTTTTCAGGTGCCGAAAATGGAATCACCCCATGCTTCACGATTTGATAATATGTACCGAGATGCTGGGAAGGGGCGCATCAAGTACAGCTTCAGATGGAATGTCTTCCAGATACGCCTTTTTCAACGGTGAAATCATCTTCGGTCTGAACTACGCGAACGATGACTCCGAAATGGACTTCTGCTTCACAATCTGAGAAAATCCCCCGACTTCTGTTCAGGATATGCTATAATGTGGAAAAATGGAAAGAACCGCTGAAATCTACCGCATGAGGGACGTCCTCGCATATACCTACACGTCCAGATTGGGAGCTCCTACAATCATCATGGGGAAAAACGGTATCCCGGTTTTCGTCTTCACGCCAAACGAACCGTACTTGATTAGCCCATGCTTCACGCTGTAGCCCATTATCTCCGTTGCGTCACGAGCCTAATCGAGGACAAGATAGGAGTCATCGTCATCAACGGAAGGGCTGCCGTAGGACTCTTCCCCGTAACGGATTCGTACTATGGTGATGAAAAACGAGCTTCGTGGTTTTTCAGTCTCATTCACGCTGAAAAACCAATTGACAAAATCCAGAAACATGCTATAATCTTCCTGAAATGAGCATAAGCTGTGACACCCAATGGCTTCGTGACGGTTCCACCACGTACACATGGAGGGAATATGCGGGGGATTACCGACGGCTTCGCTTTCAGCATGGGGAGATCATACATATGCAACACAGTTCCACCATGCTTCATCCTGTAGGGTGCAACTGGTTCCTCAGGACATGCTCCATTCAACACCACGGTCCGTGCATGTTCAACACGATGGTCATGTGGGTATGCACGGACAAGGAATCCTACGCCACCTGCATAAGCGGTCTTCAGCAAATTCCATCGAAAGGCATTGAAAAACACATACGTTTTTTAAGGAAGGAAATGGTTTTATGCATTTGAAAAATGTCCCAGTTCCAAATGTTCTCAGAACCAACTACGTTGGAAACTCGAAACTAATAATATCAATCGATTCCTTAACTGACAGGATCCGGTTTATCTTTCCAGAATATGTTGTCGCAATCCCATTCTCATTTTCAATCTAACTCATGGTGGTTCACGAGGTCGGTCTCTTTAGAAGATTGGCCACAGGAGAACATAGGAGTCTACGTCAATTTCCTGAATGCCGTCATGCCATACAACCCATCCTTAATCTTCGTAATTCCAGTCAGTTTCACCGTATGAGAAGCATAACTCACGCGATAAGGAGCATCTTCACCTATGAGTTCGAAAACAACCCATCAGCTGTCATTTGATGTGATATTTTTCAGTTTCGACATTCCAATTTCGTTCATCCTATGAAATCCCATTTGACTTCTCTTGTCATAAGGTCAGAATACCGAAGGAAATGGAATCTCGTGACATCAATATACCCAATCACGGAGGATTTCTCATTCCTCCATCCTACATATGCAGTCGAAATACCAATCGTCTTTGTCATCTAACTCATGGTGGTCCACGAGGTCGGTCTCTTTATTCGAAAACAACCCATACGTAGGAACAATCAACGACCGGGGAAATAACACGGGATTCTACCCGGTGAAGAAGCTTGAAATCTCGTTTTCCTTCGTCATATGAAACTTCCATTGGACAGGTCAATCCAGCCATTTCGCAGCATATATCCAATGCCTTTTTTGAATAATCCTCAGGTGATGTCACAGGTCTTTACCAAAGGGTACGCGTATCCTCCATCATATGATGATATATCTTTCAAATTCGACATCCCAATCACATTCGTCATATGAGAAATCCCGTTTCAAAGACGTTGCAGGCATTCAGGAGCGTCAAACTTGAGCCAGATACCAAATGGAATCCATGCATAATGACAATGTTCTCGAATGGAGGTCAAAACTGTGCAGTCCCATATGACGCAACTTCTCCAAACTTCAGCATCCCAATCTCATTCGTCCTTTGAAAAACCACTTGACAAATCTCCATCATATGCTATACTTATTCCCGATTGAAAAGAGAAATGTGAAATGTGTCGACTACCTCCTATGAGATCAAGACAGGCAAACTACCACCTCAGGTCATGTTGGGCTGGAAAGGGGAGATGTCTCAGCATATGCCTCGACAACGGTGACGTTGAACCAGAATTCACCCATATCGCATGGGACATCGGCATCATTTTCACCATTTGAAATGCCATCGAACACATGAAAAGCGGATTCACACTTTCAGAGAACCTCGGTCGTGACTTCAACTACGGGGACAGGAACCTCGTCTTCGGCATGGCATCCGGGGGAAGTTTCAACATCTACCTCAGGATCTGGATTTACGGGATTTCGCCATGTTTTGCTCTCTGACGAACTATCTCCTGCGTTCGCGGCACATTGACAAAGACAATGTGGAATCCATCCCAATCAGGTACACCCCGATGTTCCTCAGTGATTTAATACCGGAAGTCTCGTCACATGGAACGATCTTAAGTGTTTGTGGTGGACTGGTACGTCCGACACTTTACATCACACTGTCATTCAGGATATGAAATTACCGATTCCGACGGACTATCCAATCGGGGAGATTTCATGGAATACGCCCTTGGAGGAGACATTCCCTCCATCAATTCTAACGGATACGTCTTCTCATCCCAGCCGTTTCAACTCGAACCCAACGTAATTGAGGACGGCTTCTCGACATGCTTCACCATCTGAATCCAGTTCCGAAGGACTTCTACCTCAGGGACGTCTATTTCATTCCCCACATTTCGAAATACAAGAGTGGAATAGGAATGGTACATTACATCGGATTCCTCCTCGCGACAACCAGCCAGGACGAACCCGACTTCATTTCAATCTCCTTCAAGCTATGAACATTCCAATATCCCATTTCCTCGGATCGACAATCGTCCATGACTACACCCTCACCATAGGAATCGTGAAAACAAAGGAACAACCAACTCTGGAGACGGCACTACCCTCGCGATGGGCATGGAGGAGTTAAACGACAGCCTCAGGTGCATTTCGGTAAATTTCCCGCTATGAGAGAGAACCTGATTAGATATTACCTTCGCGATATCTGCCCGATGGAAGAATACACGGATCGCGTAGACACCGTCAACGCATACGGAGAGCTTGACCTCACCTTCATGATCCTCGGGAGTCTCGGAATCAACTTCTCCTTCGCCATATGAGAGGAAACGAGGAAATCTACATCACGAGATCCGTTTCACACGAAAAGTGTCTCGTGATCTTCGGAATTCCATACAACTCAACTCCAAAATTGGCGGACTTCACGATGACGAGCTTTCCAGAGCGTCCATGCGCATTCGCCATATCATTCACGCTATGAGAAGAAATGACGCGATATATCTCACCAGGACGGCATTAAGGGAACATTCCATTGTCACATTCGGACATTCCTCCGTGACAATGGTGTTCGGACATCCCGACTTCAACGGGACGAGATTTCCGGAAATGACGAAGCCATCCCACATTTCCTTCAGACCCAAAACACTTGACATCTTCAGGAAACATACCACAATGTCCGGGAAAATGAAACGCAGGAAAATAAAGGAGATATTCGGAAGAGGAATCCCATCAAGGGAACACTTCATCTACGTCAGCGGCTTCACCCACAGGGGAGAGCAGCAGTTAATTAACATGGACATCCTCCTCGGAATGCCGACAGCCTTCACTCTATGACGAACAGGATCCTCCACTTCACCCGTTCCACAAGACAGTGGCAGTCGGTAGCCATAAACCTCAACGGCTGCCCCTTCCTATTCCATTCCACACACCAGTTCGGAATCTCCTTCCTCTTCATTCTCTGAAAACCACTTGACCTTTCCCCACTTTATGCTATAATCCCAACATGGAAAGAAAAGTGCAGACAATATTCCTGAGAACAAAACATATCGATTTCGTAGGCGTCGCCACCTTCGGGGAAATGCCCAACCAGAAACAGGACTTCAACTGGACTCTCTACTTCGACAACTTTAGGTTCGGAATATGCATATCCTTCTCAATATGAGGCACAAGCCGATCTTCTTCCACCTGAGGTCACTCTCCTCGTTGTGGATGGAGGACACTGGAACCATTAGCGACGGTGGTCTGTCCTCGAGCATCCACTACACCTCAAAACTCCCAAGGCTGAACTTCTCATTCGTCCTATGAAAAGAACCATATCCTCACACATGCTCAGAAGCTCATTTCCAAAAGAATGTCCGCTCGACTACCCGTTTCCAGTGTCAGTCTCCTTCACGTTATGAGAAAGGAATCCTCCGAAAATGAAGAACAGCCATTTCCTGGGGGATGTTCTCAACATGGAATTCATAGGAGGGCATTTCACGAACTCACTACCAGGATGCGGAAAATCCTCGGGAGAAGCCATGTCGGAGGAATCCACTCAAATGGGACCCTCAAGCTGCATCCTGAACGAGAACTCGATGGTGAATTTCGCCTTCATATGTTAGAAAACCGAGATAACTTAACAAAATGAAAAAAAATAGAAATTCATTTTTGCAAGTTATAGAGCATTTTTTCGTGCATTTCATAGGCGATTTATCTCCATAACTTACAAAAATGAAAAATAACGTTTTTGCAAGTTATAGAAGAAAACGAAGGACGAAAAAGAGACTTTCGATGCACGAAAACGACCTTGGGAAGACGATTTTGGGACAGAAGAGGGGTTTTTGAAAGAGGAACTGGAAGAAAAACAGTTCCCATAGAAGACCTTATTGGAAGATATGAAGTAATTTTAGCTCCTGGAATCGAAAAGAGGGAAAAATCGAGGAAGTTGATTGTCGAAAACAGAGATAACTTGCAAAAATGACTTCTGGAAAATTTTTCATTTTGTGCAGTTATAGAGGGTTTTGAACGAAAAATCTCGAGACTTTTCAGCTATAACTTGCAAAAACGATTTTTGACGTTTTTATAACTTATGGAAAATTCATGAGAAAACTGTAAGTAGAATCGAGGAAACAAGGAGGAAAACAATAATTAACAGAAAATGCTGAAAAATTAAAATTTTTGGAAAAATTAATTTTTTGAAATAATTTTCAGACAGGGGCTTAGTACTACTTGAAACATGTTTATTCCATGATATTTCCAAAAATAAATCCTCAAGAAACCAGAAATTATAAAAATTTTCTTTTTCATTCCGTTCTTTTCACGCCCTTTCTCGGAAAACTCCCCATTCAAAACATCTTCATTCAACCATCTTTTTCATTTTTTCATGTTTTTTCAACATTTTCCTTCACTTATGGGGCGCATGTGAAAATCCCCTTTCCCGAATCCCAAGCCTTCGGCGGAGGCATATTTTTCCACATTTCCTACATGCGCCCGAAAGCATGCCGTTTTCATCGCCTTTCCTGACTTTTCCCCGCGTTTCATCTCATGTTCTCCCCCCTTATGTCGTCCCATGCCCACGAAACTTCCGGAAATTCCCCTGAATGTGGCGTAGACTGTCCCCCGGAATTCTGGAAGTGCAGACCGTCCTCCCGTGGAAATGCGCATGCCGCCTTTTCCCTTGCGAACCAGATGTCCGGAAGTCAGTCCACGTGTATGTGTAGGGCATGGTGTCGACGTCCCGGATGTTCATGGGGGATGGGAAACCTGCATGTCATTCCCCCTCCCCTCGTCCGCGCCACGAAAGGAGGAACGGTGAAAATGGGAAATCCGCTTGACTTTCACCGGAATTGTGCTATACTGCAAGCCATGAAAACGACGCATGAACCGATAACGTGCTACCTGAGGACGTCCGGGTACTACCAACGGTACGACCCCCCGGAACGAATGCGGCGAGGTTCTCGTTTTCGGGGTATGTCCGGGGGAACCCGTCCCGGATTTCATCCCCACCCAGTACTTCTGGTTCCCGCGCGGTGTGTGCGCCTCCTTCCGCCTGTGAAACGCCGGGAGCTGGATGCATACGTACGGGAGAAGGTCAAGGTCGGGGTACGGGATGAAATGGTTCCCGCCGGGAGCGTCGAAGGTGTCTCCGGAGCGTGTCATGGGCGCGTTTCACTCGGAAAATGCCCTTTTCTTCGGCGCGTGTGCGGCGAAGCCGGCGCCGTATGCGATCTCGTTCGTCTTGTAGGGGAATTGAAAGGAGAATTGAAAATGGACAGGAATGGCGCAATCGACGGTCTCCGGAGGTTCGGGATCGCGTGGGATCCTGAACTGGAACGGTCGTGGAAGAGGGTTTCCGGGTGGAGTCCCGAGTTCCAGGCTGCATGGGTCAGGCAGGTCGTCTTCTTAAGGACGCATGACTGCATCGAACTTGAGCGTGAAACTCCGTATGGAACGGAGACATGGAGCCAGTTTTTTGAAAAAACCACTTGACAAGCCCTTGGAATGTGCTATACTTTACGCCATGAAAGAGAATGGCGGACACCGCATCGGAAACCTCGTCTTCAACCTCGTGAAGCTGGCTTTAATCCTGCCGGTCGCCGTGGCGTTCATCATTGTCTTGGCTTTCGTCGCCGCGATGGCGCTCCCGCCTGCGGTTGCGCTCTTCCTCCTTGGCGTCGCATGTGACTTCGTGCTGAGCACGAGCCTTTCCGAGTTCGCGGAATCGGTCTCGGAAGGGTTCTGGAGGAACGCAACCTCGTTCGCCGACACGTTCTTCCCCCCGGTTCGCTGCGTAAGCCGCCTCGTGTGGGAGATTGTCGGGGCGATGTTCGCCGGAAGGGCGAGGTCCGGTGCAAGATGATGGAAAATTGAAAATGGCAAATTACAGGAGAGAAAATGAGGATAACGATAGACACTGACGGAAATGCAGTCGAAATTGCCGTGAACGGGGTTCCGAATGGGACAAACCACGTTCCGCTTCCGGAAATCACGCCGGACAACGGCTGGGTCGGCGGAAACGACATCTGCGCCACCTGCCCGAACCGCCCCGGCGGTCCGCTCAACGGGACGGGATTCTGCAACTGTGCCATTCCCTCGGTGTACGGTCCAGGAAGGGTCGCGGACTGATGGGCTTTGGGTACAGGTTCTCGACGGAGCGTTCGTTCGCGGTCCTCTTCACCGAAATGGGCAACAGGACGTGGAGCGTCTGCGTTGAGGACACGGAGGGAGTCCTGAATACGTTCTCCGGATTCCGATCCATTCACGAGTGCGCCATGAGGATCCTTCTCCTGACGGGAACGGACGTCTCAAGGATGACCCCGACGTGGATCTGGAGGGACGACGACATGTGCGGAAGGTTTGTTTCCGTACAGTGGAAAAAACGAAAACCAGCTTGACTTCCGGGAACCGCATGCTATAATGTCCATTGTGAACGACACGGGAGGAAAAGAAGCCACATTCTTCCTGCATGGGTCGCTTCCGCCGCCGGAGACGTTCGGACGGCTGGTGTCAGTCGTGCCGGCTCCGGACACGTTCTCGTTCTCGTTCCCGAAGAAAACGAACCCGTACTTCCCTACCTTCACAATATGAAACGAGAAGACTTGAATGCCTGACATGAAACAGAGACACGGGGGCTTCGTCCCGCTCATGACAGGGGGTCGTCTTGCAGAACGCGAAGACGGTCCTTCCCGCTGCCTTATCTCCATGTACTACGGGAGCTCTGCGCCTTTCTCCGTTTCCTTCACGATATGAAAAACAAATCCACGAAGATCCTCTTTTCAATGGAAATCCCGGATGACCCGTCCTCCGGATTCACAAGGCATTTCGGGAGAAGCGTCGAGATGGACCCGTATCCGACAGACGAGATGAAGAGTCTCTCCATGTCCATTACCGGACTCTGGGTCTCAAGCCCACAGTCGAAATACGGGATTTCAGTTCTCTTCAGGATATGAACGTGAACCAGACGGAATATCTCGGAAGAGACGTGGTCCAGACCATTCCACTCGAACGCCTGATCCTTGCAATCGGGACATATGGGCTTCCGTTCCACGTCACAGGCGGGTTTCCGAACGCGCTTTCGGTCTCCGTCGCGTTCAGGATATGAACTCGCCTGAACATCTCGGAAGAAGAGCTTCCCCAGGCAATTCCAATTGGGCTCGGAACATGATGAAAGGCAGTACATTCATAACGGTGATGTTCAAGTCGAGGAAAACCGAAAACAGTCTTGACTTCCTCGTCGGGTGTGCTATAATGGTGGCGTTTTCAGTAAACAAGACACAAAAAAAGGAAAATCAATGAAATTCAGGTACATCCCGAAGGAACGGGCGGAGAAGATCTCGGAAATCTGCAACACGTCGTCCTGCATCGAGGAGCAGAACATCAGGCTCTCGCTCATCGGATGCGACCAGTTGCTCGAGCTCGACGAAATCAGGAAGATCGCGAAAATCGGCGACCGAATCCTCATCAGGTACGAGGAGCGCGAGATTCCGTGCATCATCGTCGCGCGGAAGCCGAACGGCGACCTGATCTGCAACTCGGAGGACTGCCTCGAGCGGCGCAGGTTCGATCCGTCGACGAACAGGTGGAAGGACTCCGAGCTCCGCAGATACCTCAACGGTCCGGAGTTCGCGAAGAAGTTCGATCCGGAGTTCCTGAAGCTCGTCAAGACGGAGGACGTCCACACGGAGGACTACGTCACGCAGGACAAGTTCTGGATTCTCTCCCACGAGGAGGTGAACTGTTCCGCCGACCGGGCTTCGTGGTTCAAGCCAAACAGGGGGGCCGTACGCTTCCCATACTTCACCGACAACGAGAGTCGCATCAAGAGGATCTGGGAATGACGAACTCCGAAATCCTGAAGCGGCTCCTGGGAATCCAGCTGAAGCTGAGGCTTGTGCACGGCACGGAGGGGGAGAGGATTTCCCCCTCGTGTCTACCGGAGCTTGACGAGAAGCTTGTCTCCGAGCTCAGACTCGGCGGTCTGAACGCAAGGTGGACGGTCTGGAACCCAGATCTCCTTACGGAAATGCTCTCTGACGGTCTGAGGCATGGCTTGACTCCGGAAGACGTCCTCATGGGCTCTCTTGATGACGCAATCTACGGAATCCGGTGGGACATCCGATACACGCTTCTCCTCATGTGGCTCTGCGGCATCGGCGTAGTCATTGCAGTCGGAACAATCGTCAACCATTTCCTGAAATTATAGTACAGAAAACCATTAAAACGAAGAAAAACAGTCAGAAACTGTTAACACAAACAAAAAACATTATGTAAACAGCAAAACATTCTCGATAAATGCACAGAACCATCAAGAAGGACATCATTCTCTTCGACAGGAAGCGGAAGACATACGTCAAGTCAATCCTCGAGAGGGACGTCTATGGCGTTTGGAACATCTTCACGATTCTCGGTGAGCCGGGGTTCAGGACGTTCGAGCAGGCTGCCTTGAGGGCTTCACTGAACGGCTTTTCAGTCTGGAAGATGCACCCTTACGGAAAGAAGTATGTGAACGTCAACGAAGCTGGAAGGAAAAACGGATATTCCACGTTCCCGAACTACATCATCTGGGAACTGAAAAACGGCTTGACTTCTTCCTGAGATATGCTATAATCTCGGCATAAACGACTTAAAAGGAGAAAAATGGAAAAGAACGACTTCGACATCAAGTCCCTCGTCTCATACGTCGAGGTGGAATACGGCATGGATCGGGAGACCGTCATCTCAACGCTTGAGCTCTGCATCCAGAAGGCTGCGCGGAAGAACCGGAACTTCACATCCGACCTGAAGGTGGAGATTGACCGGAACACACTGGAGCCGAAAATCCACGACGTCTTCGTCGCGTCGGACACGGAAAGCGGCACGGGAATCATCACGCTCCGCCAGGCTCGTCTCATGAAGGGTGGCGTCTGTGCGGAGGAGGGTGAGCTCGTGAACGTAAAACTACCCATGTCGAAGCTCGGACGCATCGTGGCGCGTGAGTCCCGAATGCTGATTTTGCAGAAAATCCGCGAGTTCAAGACGGTCGGGACAATTCGAGCCTTCAAGGATCGCGTCGGGGAGATTGTGCACGGAACCGTCTCGGGAATCGACCATGGGAACATCACCGTGACCGTCGGGAACTCCCAGATGATCCTCCCGAAGAAGGAACGCATCCTCAAGGAACGCTACAAGGTCGGCGACTCCATCAGTGCGCTCGTGAAGTGCATCAACGAGCGTCAGAAGGGCTCCCCCGTCGTCCTGTCGCGCGCCGGGAATGGCTATCTCGACGCGGTCATGCATCTCGAGGTGAGCGAAATCGCGGATGGAGATGTCGAGATTGTCGGGATTGCGCGTGACCCAGGCTTCCGCGCAAAGGTCGCCGTCAAGTCGAACAGCGGGAAGATTGACCCGGCCGGGGCATGCATCGGCCGCCGGGGCATCAGAATCAACCGAATCTCCAACGAGATGTCCGGCGAGCGCATTGACGTCGTGAAGTGGTCTTCCGATACGGCAGAATTCATCCGCGAAACCATTTCCCCCGCCCGCGCCGTCAGCATCGCGCAGAACAGACTCTATCCGAACACGTGGGACATCGTCGTGAACGAGGATCAGTATCCTGTTCTCGTTGGACGCGGTGGGCAGAATATCAGGCTTGCGCAGGAGCTTGTCGGCGCGAAGCTGAACGTCCGGAAGTCCACCGTCACAATGTCCTTCGAGGAGCAGTGCAAGGCGGCTGTAGAGAACCTCTCCGACATGCTCGGAATTTCGAAGACCGTCGCCGAGACAATTGTCAAGAGCGGCTACCTCACGGCTGACGGCATCGCTTCAGACGACCTTCCGAGCTTCATCGCCTCTACCGGTCTTGACGAGGTGGAGGGTGCCGGGATCCACGCGGCGGCGGAGGTCGTCGCGAACGATCCCCTTGCCGGAATCCTCCACGGTGTCTGAGCCAGAACCGATTCTGGAAATGACCTGCACCTTCCATTCTCAACTGAAATGGAGTACCATTTCTGCGAATACAAGAAGCCGTTCAGCGTTTCATTCGCGCTTTGAAAAACGACTCGACTTCCGTTCAGGATATGCTATACTTTAAGCCATGAAACTTAAGATTGCACAATTCATCGCCGAGCATCCGAATTGGGAAGAAATCCTTTCCGGTTCACCCTATTTCATCACCGTCTCACGTGACGTCTGGAACGGCAGGAACCTCATACTACTGAAGTACTCGCAGTTCGACTCGGATTTTCACAGTGAGATGGTCAGGGAATGCCGTGGCTTGATCCTTGACGGAGACACGTTTGAGCCGGTTTCGGTTCCCTACTTCAAGTTCGGGAACTACGGCGAGTCGTACTGTCCAGAAATCGACTGGAAGAACTGCTTCGTGGAGGAGAAGATCGACGGCTCGCTTGTGAAGATCGTGAAGCTCGACGGAAAGCTCCTCGTTTCCACCAACGGAACGATTGACGCTTTCAAGGCTCAGATTGTGAACGTGCCGGGACTCCAGTACAAGTCATACGGGGATCTCGTCGTGAAGGCTGTCGAGAACGCTGGTCTAACAATGGGGGAACTGTACAACAGGCTCGAGGAAAACAAGACCTACATGTTCGAGCTGACGTCTCCCTACACGCGGATTGTCGTGAAGTTCGAAGACATCGGGCTCTGGTTCCACGGAGTCCGCGACAATGTCTCCCTGAAGGAGGATTTCTTCTTCGACAATCCCCTTTCGTCCGTATTCGGTACACCTAAGCTGTACGGGCTCGGGACGATGAGGGAATGTGTAGAGGCTTCGGAACACCTTGGCATGGACGCCGAGGGGTTTGTCGTGTGTGACGGGAACTTCAACCGCGTGAAGGTGAAGTCCCCCACGTATGTCATGCTTCACCACATGTCCGGAAACCACGTCATGTCTGCGTCACGCGGCTTGGAAATCGTACTGAAGAACGAGACGGAGGAGGTGCTGACGTATTTCCCGGAGTTTTCAGACGCGCTCCGCAAGATCGAGTCGGATCTCACGGAGTTCGTCGAAAGCCTCGATTCCATCTGGGAAAGGGTTTCAAAGACGGTTTCCTCCATTGAGACCAGGAAGGGCAAGGCTTCCGTCATCCTGAAGGAGTTCAAGGAGAATTCCGGCATTGGGTTCGCGTTCCTCGACGGAAGGATTGCGTCAGCGCGGGAGTACGTCAGGAGGATTCCCATGAAGTCGCTCCTGAAGACTCTCGGGTACAAGGAGTGACTTCATGAGAATCTCTCAATACGGCAAGAACATACCGTTGAACAAGAACGAAAAGAACTACAAGTGGTACGTAACGTCTTGTCTGACGAAGAAGCGGTTCTCCACAATGGAGGAAGCCATTCTCTTCGCCTCGAAGTTCAGGATGAGATTCAACGGATACAAGTGCACGTTCTGCGGTGGATACCACCTCACGACGCACGGACCAAACAGGGATTATCACAGAAACTTCATCATCCAGGACAAGAACGGGAAGAACATCGACCACGAGTCGTCACTGGCGTTCAAGACCCTTTGTGTGGCACGGCGGAAAGCTTGAGTACGACAGAAAGAAGAGAAACAGCACGAGGACGGGTCATCGCCAAGATTAAGCGCTGGATGGGCGCACGGAACTTCTACACGGAAAAGTGCAGGGTAAAGCTCCTCGACGACAGGGGAAACGAATACACGGATTTCCTTGACGACGTGAACACACCGAAGGTCGGTCTCTCGAACGATCTCAACAGCAACCTCGAACAATACTGAAGACACAGGGAAAAGAAGCAAAAAATGTACGACATTGGAAGCATCATCAGCAAGTATCCGAAATTCACGAAGGAAGAGGAGGCGGAGCTAATCGCAGGATATGACAGCGATCCGGACGGAGTCCGCGAGAAGCTGTTCTACCACAACTTCTCTCTCGTCCCGTACGTCGTCAACAGGATGTACTGGGTAAAGGACGAACATCAGAAGGACGAATACATGTCATTCGGTGTTGAGGGGCTCAAGAGGGCTTCAGAGATGTTCAATCCGAAGACCGGGTACAAGTTTTCGACATATGCCGTGACGACAATCCGACGCCACATCATCAGGATGACGAAGCCCTCGCGAATCGACGAGCAGTGCTACCACATCGACACTCCTCTCAAATCCACGAACGATTCGGACGGCGACGGCGAGCGCACTGTCGAGCAGGTGATTTACAAGGACATCAATCCTGACTTCATCCTCCTGAAGAGCACGACTCACTACGTCGAGCGTGACTCCCGGAGAGAGCTTGTGCACGAAATTATCGAGAAGCTGCGCAGGAAGTGCCGGACAGCCTCCGAGCACAGGAGCTTCAACGTCGTGTGCGACTACTACCTCGGTTCGCGTCCCGATGGCTCGAAGTACACCCTCGAGGAACTCGGGAAGAAGTACGGAGTCTCGCGGGAGCGAATCAGGCAGATGCTAAACGAGGAGATGCGAGTCATGCGCATGCGCCTCTTCAACGGGATCTTCGGTGTCGATGAAAGGTGCTGGTGGCTTGAGAGGAATTCCGGCATATTCGACTACAAGAAGCTCCTCCATGAGATCCGAGACTGAAAAACGGCTTGACTTCTCCGTTAGATATGCTATACTCTGTGCCATTATGGAATTGAAGATGCTTATTTTCTGCGACAGCTTATGCGCTTTCGGGGCGATGAAGAACCGTTTCTGCGGTTCTCCATCATATGAGGTACATCTTGTCAACTCGAGGGACGAGTTCTTTTCGCTTCTTGAGATGAACAACATTCCAGGAAGTGGAGTGCGCTATGTCGTCGTAGCCGAGAACGAGAGCAATTTCGGCGGATGCATGCCGAACAACATCATCCACGTCGAACAGGGTTCTGACATGGAGAAGGTGGCAAGACAGGTGGAGTGGGTCTGCTCTGACTTCGGACGCGAAAGACTTGACACCAGCCACACGTGGTTCATTTCCGACACGCATTTCAGCCACGCGAACGTCATACGCTACTGCCGCCGTCCGTGGATTTCGGGAATCGACAGGAACGGTGAGAGGATTGTGACTGAAGATGACGTCAGGGATATGGACAACGACATCATCAAGAACTGGAACTCGGTCGTCAGAAAGGACGACATCGTGTGGCATTTGGGTGATTTCGCGTTCGGTGACCAGTCAGCAGTACCTGAGTTCGTCGCAAGGCTGAATGGGAAGATCAACCTCGTACTCGGAAACCACGACAGGAAGAAGATCGGATTCTACTACGATTCTGGATTTCACCGCGTATACGATCATCCTGTCGTGATTGACGGCTTCGCAATCCTTTCGCACATTCCCCTTTCCTATGTGAGGGCTCCGTTCTACAACATCTACGGACACGTCCACGACTGTGGAATGTACGGGACGTGGACGAAGGACGGGTGTTGCGTCTGCGTTGAGCGTCACAACTACACGCCTGTCTCGATGGTGCAAATCAAGCTGAAGTACAAGGAGCTGAACAATGAGCGAGACGCCTGAGAACGACCAAGCTAACGAGTATGAGACCGTCAAGCTCGGTGTCTACGCATACTTCGATTCCATCGACTGGACCGGAAAGCTGAAGACACGGAAGGTGAAGAGGACGGTGAACTATACGTACTCCATCAGGAACGCCATGCGCTTGGTGCTTGAGAACGGAAACTACGAAAAGATGCCGAACCCAATAGACGGGGCGTCAGGCACGTGGTCGAAGATACGGGAACTGTTCGGGGTCGCAATCCCGGACACGAACAGGATCATCAGGCTCGAGACGGACGAAATCCCCGAGACCGGAATGAAGTACGTCCTGATAGACAAGTACGGAGACAACAAGCCAGGCTGGAAGAAGGCTGGGAAGGAGGACTGAGGTGGACATCCAGTACATAGACAGAAGCACGGGCACCAGCATCAGCGACAAGGACGGAATCCAGAAGGCTGTGGTAGAGTCGTTCTCCAAACGCTATGCCGACGTCATGTCCGTCGTGAGGAAGAACTCGATGAAGGTTGTTGAGATCAACGATAAGATACTTGAGCTCATGAACATGAAGCACATGTATCTCATGGACTCGCATGCGGAGGTGCGGAAGTTCCTACTCGAGGACAGGTACATCAGGAGCGTCCACGAGGCGTACTGCGATTATGAGAAAGTCGGCATGAAGTCGAAGAAGGTGAAGGATGTCGTCATGGACACACGCAGCCTATTCTTCGACGACACGAAGGAGGAGTTCAAGGAATACGAGTTCGTCTCATTCCTCTACTACACCTACCGAAGCCCGTCCTACAGGCTCTGCTTCTCGAACGGAGAGAAGGAGTTCGCAATTTCAGTTCCCTTCATGGTGCAGAGGCTTTCGGAGATTCAGCAGAACGAGAACATCTACAGCATGTTCAGCGTCGTGTTAAACGTGAACCCGTCGCTTGTAGGAACGTTCGGGAGGAAAATGACGGTCGAGGGAATCAGGAAGGATATCCTGAAGTTCATAGACAGGGACTTCGTTCCGGACAGGAACGTGTTCAATGCCGATGAAGGCTCGATTACGCCTCTTTCGACCCTTGTCGACAAGTACTACGGTGACAGGAACGAAATGGACGACACAATCCCGTACTACTACAGGAGAGACCTTTTCAGGAAGGGGAACTTTTGATCGTCGGCACAAAGTGGTTCCTGCGCGGGACGTCATATGGAAGTGGAGTTGGTGCAATCCAGACAAGGACCATCACAATCCTGTCAAGCTACGAGCTCGCGGGAGTAGTCCCTTCGAGGAACGTAGGAATAAGCTTCATGTTCGCAATCTGATGAGAAGCAAATGGAAAAGTCGGAGAGGTGTGAACTGTGCGGAATTCCAGGGAAGCTGACGAAGCACCACCTGATACCACAGAGGGTTTCGAGATCGACGAAGTACTCGAAGGATCTTAAGACCGACGAGGGAAACTTCATGTGGCTGTGCACAGAATGCCACAGCCAGGTTCACGCACTCTACACGGAACAGGAGCTGCGTGACCTGTACTTCACCAAGGAAAGGCTTCGCGAGGCTGAAAAGCTCAAGAAGTTCGTCGAGTGGAGAAGGAAGCATCCAAACTTCAGCGGTTCCTCGAAAATGAGCAACAGGAAGCGGTTTTAAAAAATGACTTGATTTTCGGTCTGAAAATGCTATAATCTCAACATGACAAACGAAAAAGGAAAACAGGACAAATGATTGGAATGATTTCAAGGCTTTTCGGGGCGACACTCGGAATCTGCTTCGTCGCGTGGTGGCTCTACATCACGTGGCTCGGACTCAAGGTGTTCTTCGGAATCGACAACACAACCAAGACAACAGAGAAAAACAAGTAAAAAGGAAAATATGAACAAGCTAAGCGCAACAGTCGTCACCACCTTCGTCGTGGTTCTCACGTTCTGCATCATCTTCAGCAACAAGCTGAACAACCAGAACCTCGCCATCGTGCAGTCATTCTCTGGAGATACCGTCGTCCGTCGTGACGCAGGATGGTGGGTCCAGTGCTGCCCGACAATCTGGCGATACCCGAAGGCTGGAGTCTACCAGCTGAACTCGAACGACCGCGACTCTCTCCAGATCCAGTTCAACAACAAGTCGAAGGCTACTCTAAATGTCGCAATCGGCTATCGAATCGACTACAAGACCGTTTCGGATGTCGTCGACGGAAAGGCTGTCGAGAAGCGCGTCGACTTCACTGACGACGAGATTATCGCTCTTCATCAGCAGGTTGAGGGTGAAGACGAGAAGATCTGGAAAATTGTGCTCACCTGCCTGAATACAGTCGCACAGAGCGTCACGACGAAATATGATCCGTCCGACGTCATCGGCGGAGAGAAGTTCGACGTGATGATTCGCGAGATGTACACGTCCATCATCCACAACAGCGAGCTTCAGAAGCACTGTATTGACATCAACTACTTCGCCGTCGACGGTCGCCCGATTCCAGACAAGGACACGGAGGCTCAGTTCAACAAGCAGCGAGAGGCAGACCTTGCCAAGCGTCTTGCACAAGCCGAGAAGCTGAAGCTTGAGTCGGAGAAGATCAGGGTCGAGGCTAACTATGCCAAGGAAATCGCCGAATTCCGTGGACGTGCAGAAGCCGAGACCGCAAAACTGAAGACCGAAGCCGAGCGTACGGCAACGCTCGCGACGATTGAGGCACAGCGCAAGGTCGACGTCGAGAAGCTCGCCAAGGAACAGCTTCTCATCCAGATGGCAAAGGAAAAGGAAGCTGCTGAAATCAACGTCGAAAAGGAAAAGGCTGTTGCGAAGATCCAGGCTGAGAAGATCCTTGAGGTCGCGGAAATCCAGAAGAAGACTGAAGCGGCGAAGCTCGAAGCGGAAAAGCTCGTCGCGGAGCAGAAGAAGGTCGCCGCAGAGGCAAAGAAGATTGAAATCGAGAAGTCTGGCGCAATCACGGAACTCCAGAAGATGCAGCTCGAGGTCGACATGAAGACGAAGATTGGCGTCGCCGAAGCCTATGCGAAGGGAATCGCAGGTGCGAAGCTCCCTGCGATGTGGGTGTCTGGCGGAAACGGCTCTGAGGAAAAGAATGTGAATCCACTCGAGATGCTCATCAATATGATGACACTTGAGAAGCTCGGAAACGTGACGAAGAACCCCTCCAAGTGAGTTTGGTGAAATTGGTTGTGGAAAACCCACGGATGAAAGTCCGTGGGTTTCTTTTCTGAAAAATCGTTTGACTTGAAACCTGGATATGCTATAATACCAACATGAAAAACAACAACCTGCACAGCGCAAAGAAAGCCAAGAACGACGAGTTCTACACGACACTTTCAGACATCGAGAAGGAACTGAAGCACTACACGGAACATTTCAAGGGGAAGGTCGTGTACTGCAACTGCGACGACCACCGTAAGTCGAACTTCTTCAGGTACTTCTTCCTGAACTTCAAGGCTCTCGGGATGAAGCGTCTCATCTGCACGGGCTTCAAGAAGGACGGTCACGGCGTGAAGTACGTGACTGACGTCGGAGACGAGAACGGGAACGGACTGGTTGACTTCGGTGAACTCGAGACGACGGAACTTGACGGAGACGGCTCGTATGACTCGCCGGAATGCATGAAGCTTCTTGAGGAGTCCGACATCGTCGTCACCAATCCCCCTTTCAGCCTGTTCCGTCCGTACATGAAGACGCTCGTCGATTATGGCAAGAAGTACCTTGTGATTGGAAACATCAATGCGCTGAAATACAAGGAAGTGTTCCCGCTCATCAAGGAAAACAAGATGTGGCTTGGATGTACGTCATTCAACACTGGAATGTACTTCGGCGTTCCGGAAGACTATGAATACAAGCAGACATACAAGTTTGACAGGGAGAGAAATGGTCGAAAGGTAATGCGTGTTCCGGCCGTATGCTGGTTCACGAATCTCGAGCACAGCAAGCGTCACGAGAAGCTGACCCTTGTCGAAAGATATGACAGGAACGAATATCCGAAGTACGACAACTATGACGCAATCGAGGTTTCTCACACCGTTCGCATTCCAAAGGACTATTCCGGAGTGATGGGAGTCCCGATCACGTTCCTTGACAAGTACTGTCCGGAGCAGTTCGAGATTGTCGGCGAGGCGAATAATGGTTCGGACAACGAGTATGACCTGTTCAAGCCGCTTTTGAACGGAAAATTCACATATTCAAGAATCCTCATCCGAGCAAAGTAAGGAACAGCACATGAAAATCGAACGCTTCGAGCTGACGGTGCGAGATCTTTCCGATGGCTACAGGGATCTCGGCGAGGGCGGAGTCACAGGATATTCCGGAAAGCTGAACATCCGTCCGGCATACCAGCGCGAGTTCGTCTACGGCTACAAGGAACGGGATGCTGTGATTTCGTCAATTGTAAAGGGATTTCCACTTGGAACGATGTACTGGGCTGAGGGAGCAAACGGGAACTTCGAGCTTCTCGACGGTCAGCAAAGGACGATTTCGGTCTGCCAGTTCGTGAACAACGAGTTCTCGGTGGAGTTCACGAAGGGACAGCCGATGTACTTCCGGAACATTGCGGACACTGAACTCGGGAAGAGGATTCTCGACTACACGCTGTTCGTCTACATCTGCCGCGACGGTGACAGGAACGAACGCTACAACTGGTTCCGCACAATCAACATCGCGGGCGTGAAGCTGACGGATCAGGAGCTTCTCAACGCGAACTACACAGGTCCGTGGCTCGAGAGCGCGAAACGGTTCTTCTCGAAGACGAACTGTCCGGCGTATATCATGGCGAAGCAGTTCGTGAAGGGCTCTCCAATCCGTCAGGACTTCCTCGAGACTGCCCTCGACTGGATTTCAGACGGAAACATTTCCGACTACATGGCACGGCACCAGAACGATCCCGACGCATCCGAGCTACAGGGACATTTCACGAAGGTCATCGACTGGGTGAAGGAGCTATTCCCGAAGAGGTTCTACAGGAAGGAAATGCTCGGTCTCGACTGGGGAAAGATGTACAGTCTCTATTCAACAAGACAATACGACGTCGACTACCTCAACGACAGGATCCAGACGCTCATGGCTAACGACGAGGTGACTGACAAGAAGGGCGTCTACGAGTATGTGCTTTCCGGTGAGGATGAGGACAAGGCTCGGCTTCTCTCGAAGAGGACGTTCCTAGAGGTGGATAGGCGCACAGTCTACGAACGCCAGAACGGAGTCTGCCCGATCTGCGGCGAACGACATCCGTTCGAGGAAATGGATGGAGACCACATCGTTCCCTGGTGGAGGGGTGGAAAGACGGTTCTCAACAATCTCCAGATGCTTTGCAGGAAATGCAACTCTGGAAAAGGTGGAAAAATGCAGCCCCAAAAACGGTAAATAGGCGAAAGGAAACGACGGAAATGATCGACTTCTCCGATGTTTACGGCGACCACGTGGAGCACAGGAACTGCGACGACTACTCCTGGTGGGACTCCGAGTTAGGCTTCGACGACGATGAGACGTTCGATGGGGAGAACTTCATGAACATATGTGGTCTTCCGTCGTCAGGATGCGATCCGTACGCATATCCGGACTGGTGAGGTGAAGATGTCAAAGTTCATAAAGTTCAACGCAAACCCCTTCGGGAAAGTCACGAACGACTGCCTTATCCGCGCTCTTGTTCTCGGGACAAGGTGCGGATACAGGTCTCTCTGCAACCTGTTCGTGAAAGTGGATCCATCTCTCAAGGGAAACTACGAGCCCGGCTTCGGAATGACGAAGGGAATCCCCCTGAACGACTTCCCGAAGTTCGTCAAGGAGTACGGCATGTTCGGTATCGAGAAAATCGAAACCGACGCGGAATTCACCCTGTCGTATCGGGATCTCAAGGACTACGACGAATACGGTGGTCTTACGCTCAGGACATGGATGGACAACCTTGAAGTCACCGGAGACATCATAGCCATATGCAAGCTGAAGCCGACGGACGTGTGGTCGAATCCGGAAGTGATGCTGAACGACACGACGAAATACCATGCAATTTACACCCACTTCGGTCATGATGCTACAGCTTACGACCTCGACGACACAAGGAACTCGATTGTGATGGCTCTTTACAAGGTGAACGGTAAGATAAAGAAGGACTCCAGGCTCTACTGGAAGACCGAAGCCGAACGCCTGAAGAGCGAGAAGATCTCAAAGATGAAAGCCGAGTTAATGAGGGTCAGGAACACACAAAAGTAAGAACCCACGGCTGGAAGGACTGATTTCAAAAACCGCTTGACATGATGCCGTTATATGCTATAATATCGCCATCATGTTTAATGCAAAACCGTTCGTGAAGTGGGCAGGTGGAAAGGGACAGCTCATTCCACAGCTTGAAACCCTCTTTCCAAAGGAACTCTCCGAGGGAAATGACCTGACATACGTCGAGCCGTTCGTCGGAGGTGGCGCGATGCTGTTTCATGTGCTCTCGAAATACGGGAACATCAGGAAGGCTGTCATCAACGACGTGAACGGAAGGCTCGTGAACGCATACAGGATGGTGCGTGACTGTCCGAAGGTCGTCGTTGCGAACCTCCTTGTCATGCAGAGCGAATACCTTACGCTTCCAGACCTCAGGAGAAAGGAGTCTTACTACCTCGAGCGCAGGGACGAGTACAATTCAATTAGTGACTTCAACCATGACCGGCTCGCGTCACTGTTCGTATTCCTAAACAAGACGTGCTTCAACGGGCTTCATCGTGTGAACAAGGCTGGGAAGTTCAACGTCCCGTTCGGAAAGGCAAGCAACCCACTCATATGCGACTCCGAGACAATCTACGAGGACAGCAAGCTCCTCAGGAACGTCGAAATCTCCAGCATGGACTTCGAGCGTGTCTTCGATGGAATCGGGGGAAATGTCTTCGCATACTTCGATCCTCCATACCGTCCACTTCCGAACACGAAGAGCTTCCTATCGTATGCGAAGGAGGGCTTCAACGATGACCAACAGAGACGCCTAGCCAAACTGTGCAGGAAACTCGACAAGAGGGGGTTCAAGTGGCTACTCTCGAACTCGGATCCACACAACACGGACAGGGAGGACATGTTCTTCGATGAGCTGTATGGAGATTTCGAAATTTCTAGGGTCAGGGCGAGCCGCATGATAAACTCTGACGGCAAGGGACGCGGGAAGATAACTGAAATCGCCGTCAGGAACTATTTCTGAAAACCGCTTGACTTCCATGCCGGATATGCTATACTTTTGGCAACTTCAACGGAAAGGAAAGAAATGGAAACGAAAAACCAGGAACGGATCAAGCTCGAGAACGACCGAATCCTCTACTTCGGATGGTAAGTCGAAAACCGACTTGACTTTAACGAGAGACATGCTATATTTTTAACACAACCAAGAAACAAAAGAGAAAGAAATGGAAAAGAAAAAGACAATCGTGGACATCCACAACACCATCTCGATTGGAGACCTCGAGAGCGTGATCAAGACCCAGATGCAGTCGATTCTCGACAACCCCGAGACATCGTCGAAGCTTCCTCCGATCTGCATCCACGGAAGCCCAGGCATCGGAAAGTCGAAGATTGTCGAGACCGTCGCGAAGGAAATGGGCGTCCAGTTCATCCCTGTCATGCTCGCACAGATCGAGCCATGCGACATCAAGGGTCTCCCGGTTCCGAACAAGGAGGAGCATGTCATGGAGTGGTATGTCAACGGAACCTGGCCGCGCGACCCGGACTCCGCTGGAATCCTGTTCCTCGACGAGATTACAGCGATTGACAAGTCCATCGCAGTCGCCGTCTACGAGCTCATCCTCGAGCGCAAACTCGGAAACCTGTACAAGCTTCCGAAGAAGTGGCTCATCGTCTCTGCCGGAAACCTTGTCACCGACCGTGCAGTCGCGACTGTCATGCCGTCAGCCCTCGCCAACCGCTTCATGCACTTCCAGCTCGAGGCTAACGCCGAGGACTGGGTCAAGTGGGCGCAGTTCAACGACATCAATCCCTCTGTCATCGGCTTCATCCAGTACAAGCCAGAGTACCTTTTCCACATGGATGGTGAGGTCCTCAGCCGTGGCTTCCCGACGCCTCGCTCGTGGGAGCGAGTCTCCCGGATGCTCGACCTGTACAAGGATTGTAGCGATTCGATTCTCAGGACGATTGTCTATGGGAACGTCGGAAACCGTGCAGGTGTCGAGTTCCTCGCGTTCCACAAGGTGAGCAAGGAGTTCGACAACGTACTCGAGTACATGATTAACCCAGACAAGGAAATCGTCATTCCCGACCGTTCCGACATGCGTTATGCGCTCGTCTCGACGATGAACTACCTCCTATGGCGCGGAACGGATGAGGAGGACGAGAACCGCCGTCTCAACGGGTTCTACCGGATCTCGATGAATCTCCCTGCCGACTTCGCCGCGATGGCTATGATCTCGGCGATGGCTGGCAACTCGAAGGAGATGTCACCGAAGTGCGCCGCGAAGCTCTACCACCATCCATCGTTCAGGGACTGGTCGGACAAGTTCGGAAAGGCTCTCCGCCGCAGGATTGTCATCTGATGGGCATCCGTTCGAAAAAGGACATGTGCGTTCTAACCGTTCGGGTCCTGACCGATTACGAGGAAAAGACCTATGAGCAGATCAACATGGAACGCGTTCTCAGGGGAGAGGATGAAATCATCCTCACCCCTAACTACATCTTCTCAAGGGACGGCGTCGCGTGGTTACTCGGCTTCACGTTCAGCGACCATGCAATAGGCTGTCAGGAATTCGAGGAAGCCCTCGTCTCGTGTTTCAAGAGAGGCTGGTTCGACTTCTGCATGAAGAGTGAGGACACACAGGAACTGCTCCTGATGTTCCTGACGGATCTCCTGGTGCGCAACAAGGAGATGTACGAGTACATCGCAGACAGGTTCATCTTGAAGTTTCCGGAAACACCCCTCTCCAAAAAGCTCGTTTCACTCTCGTGGTCGTTTGGATTTACGAAAATCAAATACAATGAGCTTTGCAAACTGAAAACGGGCTTGACTTTCCCTGAGGATGGGTTATAATTTCGCCATAAAAAAGAAAGGAAATGCAATGCAGGGCGAACTTACGCTTGACAAGATTGACACGACGCTTACTGAGGAAAAGCTCCAGGAACTCAAGAAGAAGGTTTCGGAGTCCCTTTCGCTTGACCGCCAGAAGATCATCGTGACGCGACCGTTCCTCGGGGGTATGCTCATGCGCTTCGAGCTTGTCCCTGTGCGGAGCCGCTTCTGCGATACTGCCTGCACGGATTACCAGCGAATCTTCTTCGACATCGACTTTTATAAGAGCCTGTCGGAGAATGAGCGCATCTTCGTCCTTGCGCACGAGATTTGGCATGTCATCTACCTCCACCAACTCCGCAAGCAGAGCCGTGAGCATATGCTCTTCAACATCGCATCCGACTGCGAAATCAACTACATGCTCAAGAACGACGGTTTCCATCCTCCGGAGAACCTCTGCTTCCCAGACAAGGAAGTCGAGGGGAAGAACGCCGAGGAAATCTACGAATATCTCCTGAAGAAGCTGAAGAATCACCAGAATTCGGGTGGAGGATCCGGAAAGCAGATGAGCGGAAATGGCGGAAAGGGCGGAAAGGGAAAGCTCCAGGGTCAGTTTGACAAGCACGTCGATCCGAACGGCGACGAGAATGAAGGTGACGGGGAACAGCAGGGAAAGAACGGTCTTCCGCGTGACGAATGGGGAGAAAAGGGTGACGATCCCGACTACTCCCCGAAGATTGCGGACGACGCTGCTGAGAGGGTTCGCGAAATGGTCATCTCCGAGGCACAGAGAGCCGAGCGGCTTGAACCCGGTTCCGTTCCGGGTTCCGTCAAGGCTGTCATCGAGAAGCTCCAGAGCGCGGAAATCCCGTGGCGTGAGTTCCTCTCCCAGTTCGTGACGTCATCGTTCGGCGACCGTCGCCAGTGGCTTCCGCCGCAGCGTCGTAGCGTGTGGTCCGAGACGTATCTCCAGTCGCGTCGCAGCGAGAAGATTAATGTCGTCGTCGCAGTCGACACCTCGGGTTCAGCCGAGACCCTTCTTCCGAAGTTCATGGGTGAGCTCGTGTCCCTTCTCGAAACATTCGGACGCTATGAAATGCGCCTCATCCAGTGTGATGCCGCCGTCCAGTCGGACGAGGTGTATGACGAGACGAATCCGTTCCCAATTGACGATCCGTCTTCGTTCAAGTGGAGTGGCTTCGGTGGCACGAGCTTCTGCCCAGTTTTCAAGTACATCGAGGAGAACGCATACGAGTGCACGATGCTCATCTACCTGACAGACGGCATCGGCGACGCACCGAAGGATCCCCCTCCATATCCGGTTCTCTGGATCCTATCGAAGGACGGCGCGAACTACGATTTCTGCAAGTGGGGTCAGAAGACCCGTTTCAAGCAGGACTGAAAACACAAAAAGGAAAACGAAAGTCAACTACCCGCCGACAGCAAGAAGGCTTCCACCTACACGTCCGGGGAGCTGAAGGGGTTGTTCGCCGAGATTTCCGAGAATCCCAACTTCGGTCATACGCTTGACCAGAAGTTCGAGCTCATGTGGCTTGAGACGTCAAAGGGAGTGGTCGTAATCCGCTCGAAGAAGTTCTCTGTGGTTTTCAAGAAGGATCGAAAACCAACTTGACTTTCAACGGAGATGTGGTATACTGTTCACAGTTGAAAGGAAAAACCAAATGGCAACTGACGCGACATTCGAGAAAATCCAGAAAATCACCCCATGTGAGAACTCTGACAACCTTGAGGTTGCAACTGTCTCGAACTTCCCATGCATCGTTAGAAAGGGTGAGTTCAGGGAGGGGGACTGGTGCTTCTACGTACGGGACGACGCGAAGCTCTCCTGCTACGACTCGTACAGGAAGCGGATTGAGGATGAGAGAATCTCCGCGAAGACTGACGACTTCATGACGTGCGACGTCTGGCAGGCTGAATTCCCGTGGCAGACGAACCTCATGAAGTATCTCGGCTCGAACGGTCGCGTCAAGACCATCAAGCTTCGCGGACATCTCAGCATGGGGATTCTCCTGAAGCCAGAAACCGTGCTCGGTTCAAGATGTGATCGTCTTGACGACACGTTCTATTCAAATGTGAACACAAGAATCAGGAACGAGGAAAGCGGAGCAAACTACCTAAAGAAGCATTTCGGCGTAGAGCACTGGGTTGCTCCGATTTCGGGAGGCTCGATGGGACAGACAGACGCTCGCGGTCCGCTCTGCGACGGCGTGTGGAAGACTGACGAGGAGAATTTCGAGAACATCGACGACTCCGAGTTTCCGTGGGGTGAGGACGTCCTCGAGACGGCGAAGCTTGACGGAACGTCAACCTCGATCCTGTCTACACCGGAAGGTGAAGTCCATGTCATGAGCCGTTCGCTTGACCTGAAGCTCGACTGCGACAACGTCTACACACGTGCAGTCAAGGATGTCGTTCCACTCGTGAAGGCTCTTGCAAAGCATTACGGAAAGACCATCTGCGTTCGCGGCGAGACTGTCGGCGAGGGAATCAACGCGTCGAAGGTAAACAAGGACGCTCGTGGGAAACTGACGTTCAACATGTTCTCCGTGACGTTCCCGAAGGATCCCGACTACGCATGCCGAATTGGGCTCTGGGGAACTCCGTGGCATTTTCTCGAGGTGAACAAGGTGTGCCGGGAAATCACCGGTTATGAAATCAGGACTGTTCCTGTTCTCGGCATCGTCAAGCTGACGCGCGAGTACCTCGACGAGTGCGCCGAGCGTCCTGCGAGCCTCCGCGAGGGGAGCGTCTTCAACACGAAGTCGATGACCCTTCCACACTTCAAGGCGAAGTCACGCGAATATCTCTTGAAGGTCGCCTGATGATCTACGACGAGAAAATCTCGATGGAGGTCTCGCTCTCGAAAATCCTCGACTACTTCCTCGAAAGCGGCGAGGAGCCTTCGTCCGTTGTGAACTTCCTGAATCTCTACCAGACGAGAATCGGAGAGGTTTACGAGCACAGTCACCTGTTCGCGAGGATAGGAAGGCTTGACTTCGCGTCGAGGCTTAGGCACGACGAGCTCGAGTGGCTCCTGACGATGTGGCTACAGAAAAACAGCATCTACGCCGCTCGTCTCGTCTGGCAGATCCTGTGCAGCGATGCGAACGGAATCACGAAGCGCCTCGCGAGGAAGTTCGTCGGGGAAATCCGCTTTCCGCATCCACATACTGGATATACCGGAAGAATCGCGCGCATTCTTGACGGACTGATTTCAAAATGGGGTTTCAGCGTCTTTGAAATGGCGGAACGACTGAACGAAATCGGCTTCCGTGACTATTGCCTGTACATGGGAAGCGTCGGAAGCTCCGTGTTCATCGACGGAATGCTCCAGAGCGACTTTTTCAACTGCCTTGATGCCAAACGACAGTGGGTGTTCCTCAGCAACGTACTTGAATCGGACGTTGACTCCGTCACCCTGGAGAACTTCTTCTTCCAGATCCTCTCGGAGGAGCATCCTGTCGAAATGAAGCTTCAGCTCGTCAAGAAGCTCCAGAAGTCTTCAATCAGGCACTACAGCCTACAGAACAAGGATCTGATGAAGAAGGTCAAGACGGCAGGAAACTGGCCGGAGGTGGCGGTCTGGTGCCAACTCATGGGAATCGAGGACATCTTCGACGAGCTCATCTTCAACCTACTGAAGAACGACAACAGGAAAATGCTCTTCAGCATCCTTGACAACGAGCCGGATCTCTTCAGGAACAGCTACGACATAATCGACGTCCTCGAGAAAATGAGGAAAGAAAATGGAAAAGGGAAAGTGGTCTGAGTCCTCAACCATTCTCCTGAACAGGATACTGGAAGGGCACATCTCGAACTGGGCGCAGCTCGAGATCCAGGCTATGCTCGTCGGCTTTAGTATAACAGACGACTTCGTAGACTCCGTGTTCAGGATGGTCTCGAGGAAGAACGCATATGATTTCGTCCATGACTCGCTTGGAGCGTTCCGCAAGCTAGATGAAATGCTCGAACGAAACCCAAGGCTTCTGAACGTGCTCCTGAGGCACGAGGGAGTCTCCGTGCTTGAATACGACGAGACAGGTCCAGTTCCAAGTGAGGAGGACGAAGACCGGAGGTTCTCAGTTGTCAAGCTCTTCTACGAGGCTGACATAAGGAATCCGAGGATACTGCTCACGATATTCCTGAAAAGGAACGTCTCGGAGTTCATGAAAATCGAGACAAAATACCTCAACGGGCTTATCGACCTCTTCAACTTCACAATCGTCAGAACGAGGATGAGAGCTCGGAACAGTTACAGGTTCATGGAATTCCACGAGCGTCTCGAAAAGAAATACAGGGAGTTCTCCTCCGCAATCTCGTTCATGAAATGAGAACAACAAACAGTCTCTGGAAAACAGCTTGACTTATTTCCGAAATCTGCTATACTACTTCGACCATGCTGCTAAGAGTAATCTCAGACCTTCACCTTGACATCAACAGGAAGTATCCACTTTACCTGAAGCAGAACTGCGACTACACTCTTGTAGCTGGAGATCTGGGCGGAGACAGACTCCTCGCCGAAAAGTGGCTCAGGGACAACGTGACGAAGGGTTCGTTCATTTCTGGGAACCACGACTGCTACACGCCGGACAACACGACGCTCGAGGATATCAAGAGGTTCTATCACGAGAAGTTCCCAGTTGATTCAGACGTGTCATACCTTGACAGCGACGTCGGTGTAATCTCGAAGGAGCTCGAGGACGGTACTCTTCTTGTCGCGGACGTCCTCTACACGGACTACACGTTCCGTCCAGGAAAGCTGTATTCCGGTTATTCTCTTGAGACGGTCGTTGCGCACAACATGTTCTCCGCGAAGCCGAAGATGAGCGGAAGCTACATGAACGATTTCATGTTCTTCAAAAGGGACGGTAAGGACGGAAAGGAATACCTGAAGCCAGAGGATTACCTTGCGCACTTCACCAGGACGTTCGCGGAAATCGACAGGATCGTCACTGAGAATCAGGACAGGAACATAATCCTCATGACCCACCACGGTCTCAGCGAGAAATGCCTCTCCGAGCGGTATGCGACGCGAAGCCTCTGCGCATCGTACGTCTCCGACAAGTCGGCATGGATCCGAAAGCATCCGAACATCAGGCTTGTCGTTAGTGGGCACGTCCACAACAGGAACACGTTCCATGTCGGAAAGACGCTCTATGTCATGAATCCGCTCGGCTACTGCAAGGAATTCCAGTACAAGTACACCGACGGGAAGACCGGCAAGACCGACTACTGGACACCAGACCTCTTTGTCGACACGAAGACGTGGAAAGTCACCTCGGAAAAGTACTTCAACGAGGAGTGGAATAGGCAGGAAGAGGAAGACCACCGCAACTTCATGCGTTTCGCAGGATTTTTTGTCTGAAAAAGAAAGAGAAAATGAACAAGTACGAAAACGGAAACCGAAACAGGAACCAGAGGGAACGCCAGATCTACAAGGACTACGACATCTTCCCCGGAAAGATCCGGCTCATCAGGAACGACGGTACGTCCGCCATCATCGACCGAGACGAGGCTATCGTCATGGCTCGCGAACAGGGAATGAACCTCGTGCAGGTCGCATACAACAAGACCGCCGAACCTCGTTCAACCTGCAAGATCTACGACTTCTCCAAGATGAAGTACGAGCAGAAGAAGCGCGACAAGGAAGCCGCGAAGAAGTCACGCATTGCGAACGCAGAGGCGAAGGAAATCGTCTTCACAATCCGCATCGACGACGGCGACTTCAACCACAAGCTCACGCAAATCAGGGACTTCCTCATCAAGGACGAACTCAAGGTGAAGATTACCGTCAAGCTCACGAAGCGCGAGATGTTCACGGTCAAACGCATGGCTGTCGATCTCATCAAGCGAATCCTCTCGAACTTCGATAACTTCGCCGTTCTCGACAACAAGCCTTCTGACACCGGACGCATGATCAGCTGCGTTCTCCGTCCGATCAAGAAGAACATCATCACGGTCAGCTGAAATGATCATGATTGAAAAAGCGCAGAGGTACGACAGGAACTGCAAGATGGTCGAGAAGTACGAAAACGTTGACCTCGGATACAGAGCCAGGGACTTGGTCAGGGGGGAGACCATGTTGAAATCGTCGAGGATCTCTACGGGATGTCCACAAATGCCGCGAATGGATGCATCATCGACATGGTGCTGAAGCTGCTGAGGAACGGAGACCTGAAGCCCGGAGACAAGTTCCCTGACAGGGTGAAGCTCGGGAAAATGTTCAACCTGCGGAACAACTTCGACATCTGCGTCCACAACGTCCTCACAGAGCTTGGCGTACTCGTCGGGATGAATGACACTGGGTACGATTGGGAGACGATTCAGCCGGAATGTGAATGGAAACTACCGCAAAAACCGTAAATATTTCAAATGGGCAAGCCGAAACTGAGCTATGAAAACATCATTTCGACTATCACGAAGCTCTGCCAGAAGAGCGGCATAAAGCTTGTCCTGAACGACCCGGACGTTGACATGGACAACGGCTTCGCTTACGAGACCAACGAAATCCACCTCGGGTAGAAATACTCGACGAACCTGATACTTCTCGCCATTTTCTTCCATGAGTACAGCCATACGCTGATCGCACGAAGAAAGGGGAAGAAGTATCGGGAAATGTCAATCTTCCAGGAGGAGACGATGGCTTGGGATCTGGCCATGGAGACACAGTACAAGATCTTCGGAAGGAAGTTCACGAAAAGCCAGGGGAACTTCATGCTCGAGTGCCTGAAGACATACTCGAAGCAGCATTACAACTTCCGGAAGGGATATTCGTCTGAAGATACCGACGAGGAAAAATGCTCTTGACTTTTTCCTGATTTCTGCTATAATCCAGTTAATGACAAAGATTTTTCCAAAGAACATCGTGTTCCTTGACATCGACGGAGTCTGCAACTCGTTCGGTCACGGGAGCTACCTTACGGCAAGTTCCGAGAAGGGCTACGGCTTGAACGAGGAAATCGTCAGGAGCATAATCGGCTTCTGCAACAGGACTGAATCGAAAATCGTCATCTCGTCAAACTGGAGACGGTTCCCTGTTGACGGAACGTGGAAGTTCAAGGACATCCCATGTAGGAATCCCCTTCCGAAGCTAAGGGAACTTCTCGGAGATCTCGTATTCGACACGCTTACCCTCGAGCGTCACATCACGAAATCCGAGGCGACAATCCTCTGGTTCGAGGACAATCCCGGTTTTTCTGGAGGATTCGTGATTTTCGACGACGACCCGAGGGAGAACTTCGAGCTGACATGCGACAAAGGAATCAACAGGCATTTCATCAGGACAAACGTGAAGACTGGTCTCACGGAAAACGACTTCAAAACGGCAGAGGAAATCCTTGGGAAAGGAAACCGAAAATGACATTCAATATGGAGACGTGCAGACAGTACATCATCAAGACACTCGAGAAACTCAAGAGGAAAGTCGAGTTCGAGAGGGGACATAGGCGTCTCATCCTTCGTGGACGGCGGAGAGGCTGAATACCAAATCGTGTCGAAGTACTGAGGAGAAGAAAATGGATCGGAATGAAATAGAAAAGAAGGTCCTGGAGCACATCATCGAAATCTACGGTGTTCAGGAAGTGCAGCTCGACGAAAAGTTCCTGAATCTTGGTGACACGCTAGACGTCGTTGAACTCATGATGGAACTTGAGATGGAGTTCGGAAACAAGGTGTCCGACGAAGAGGTCGACGAGGTCATTCTCGGGGACGTCAACGCATTGGTCGATCTCTTTGACAGGAAACTGGAGGGAAATAAATGAAGTACACAATCAGGAAAGATGAGAAATACAACAAGCCGTACTGGAAGAAGGAGTTCAAGGGAAAGCGCGTCGATTACACGTCGATGTTCATGTACGACACCGACGATTTTGACGTGTTCCTTGACGTCATTAGGGACATGATTGATGCCTGCGACTACGAGCTGACTAAGCAGAACATCCATAAGAACTTCGGAGACATCAGCGACAGGAGCGTGAAGCAGATCCAGGACTACTACACCTTCAGGAACGACGTTTACCAGAAGATAGTCGAGTTCGTGAAGCTCCACAATGTCGAGGGAACCGGACCTCATTTCGAAAGCTGGCACATCCCATACGAGTGCGACGGCTCGAATCCTGACGTCGTTCAGGATTTGTGCAAGATCACGGTTGTCGTGAACGCCTGATCACCAGGTCACGTTTGGAGAATCCGTCCTTGTCTCTCCGAGGACGGATTTTGCGTCTATTATCTCACCACCATGGACCTTGCAGACGTTCCAGTACCTCGCGGAGTTCTCGTCGGTCGGAATCGAGAACGGAGGATCGACCTCCTCGTTATCGAGAATCACGTTTAGCGTAAGCCCTGACTTGTACATGAGACCGTTCTTCGAGAAGTTGTCAATGTAGTAGTAATAAGTGTAGTCGGGGTTCAGCTTTGAAATCGTGAGGATTTCCGGAGGCTTCTTGTCGCTTCGCGAGACGTTGTCGACATCAAGGACGACTGAGGTGTTCGAGTCCGAGAACGACTTATTGTTGTACATCACGTGTCCAAGCTCGGTGCTTCCGCTCTTCACGACCATATGCGTGTCGAGATCCGGAACGACCGAAATGTCCCAGTTCAGCTTGAATTCAGCCGTGTCGTCCTGCACCTGTATCTTCGTCAAGCCTATGTGCGCACCGTTCAGGGAACTCCATGTGTACGTGTTTGTAGCGCCATCCACATATCCATCTACTTCGAGAACCTGGAGCGTGAAGGTTCCGTATTTCGGAACATCCATCGTAACCTTGCCTGAATCTGACATTGCGTAGTTCGTCGTGACAGCTCCGTTCAGCTTCAGCGTGAACGCCCTCTTGACGTCGCTTTCGTCCTTCGAGTCTATGACGTCGAACGTTATCTGGATTTCCCCCTTCCTCTTCCACAGGAGTTTTCCGTTCGAGTCGTATATCTTCACGACTTCTCCGGGGATTCCTGAGACAGTAAGGTTGGTGAAGCCTGGAAAGTCTATCGTCACGACACAGCTCTCCCGTACACCTCGTACGTCACCTTCGTCCCAGCCTCGTTCTCGAACGTCAGCGTCACCTTCTCCGTATTCTTCACATAACCGTCAAGGGACTGGTGCGACGTCAGGAATCCGGAATCATTGGTGAGCTGGGACGTCTTCGTCGGAATCTTCCCGTCGACCTCCGCCTTGGTGTATGCCCCGACCTCGGATGCTGAATAGGATGGCTTCGTCTCGGCTTTAGCCCACGACGGAACGGTCGGATCCGTCTCCACATATCCCGTGATGAACCCGCTGTCGTTTTGAAGCTGGCTCAGTTTCGTCGGAATCTCTGGTGCGACATAATCCGTTATGTCTGACATCACATGCTTGTGACCGACCTTCGACACCACATTCGGATCAATTGAAATCGTCTTGTCCTCGGAGATTTCGATTCCATCTCCCTCGTTGAAGATAAACACGTCTGAAATGTCGACGTCAACCGTCACCGTGCTTCCGTCAGCCTTGTTGAACGTTATCTCAAGCGAGTGTGAAGCCTTCTTGTAGATGACGTTCTTCACCATTCCGGAGAAGATAAACTTCGAGATGTTCACCCTGCGTTCGGATGCGTCGGTCTTCAGGACGAGATCGTGCTTCGTAGTGTCATACGTAAATTTCATCGTCGTGTCGTCAACATACGTGTCGTTTATCGAGTTCAGCGTGTCAAGCTCGTCCCTGAACGAGTCCCTGAGGCTCTTCACGAGGTTGGCGTAGTCGAGACCGAGGGACTTCAGCGTATTTGGTGAGGTCCTCTTCGATATGAGCATTATGTCTCCGTCCTGGATTCCATTCGCCCTTGCAAGTTCAGATACCTTCTTTATGTCATCCATTTCATTCCTCCGAAATCCTTAGTCCGTCCTCAAGCCCGATGTAGGCGTCACCTTCCTCTGTCTCGAAACCCGCGTCCCAAGTCATCATGACCGGCGTGTGGAAGAACCTGTAGAGAGCCGTGTTCCTCCTGACGCTTCTGAGAAACAGACCTTCGTCGTAGTCCCTGTTGTATCTTCCACAGGGTTTAGTCTCGAGATTTCCTCCGTACTCGTTCATGGATTTATTTACGTTTTTTGTGGTTGTAAAAATCCACCTGAAATGTTATAATGTCGACATGGAAATAATCGGAGTAACGAACGAGACGAAGTTCAACGACGCTAACTACAGGAACGCGAAGGTCACGATTTCACTCGTTCCGTTTTCAAATAACGTCAACTCGTTCAGGCTGTTTTGCAACGTGAACAGGGAGTATAACCTCGTCGATTACGGTGACTACTTCGTTCCGTACTATCATGCGAACGGATGTCTCGGAGCGAAGACGATAATGGTCGAGACTCACATGGAGCGTTGGCGCACCTGTGAGGAAAGAATAAAGAACGAATGGAGAAACCACTTCATCGGAAAGACATACATCAACGAAAACGGAAGAAGCATGCCCGAGTTCTACGGCTATTTCGACAGTCTCCGGAGAGCCAACAGGGAGTACAACATGAAGCTGAAACCTTACTTGTTGGAAAAACTGATTCCCTACGAGAGGATAAAGGACGAGAAACTTGTTGAAACGATAAGAAACCTGAGGTTTTCTTGAACTTTTAACCCAACATACAGAGATTCCCGTACGCTTCTGACTGCCTCAGTTCCTCCGTGTACTTGTCCCACTCGACCTGACCCTGCTCTCCAATCGACGTGTCAAGTGTTCCACCCCCAAGAAGCTGGACCGACTGGAACTTCTTCCTTATGTCACCAAGCTGTATCTTGCACTTCGCGAGGAAAAGCTTCTTCACATACTCGTTCCCCAGAAGCTCCTCTACAGGCGGTTCACATTCGCACGTGATGAGGATGTTGTCCTTGCACGGATGCTTCAGCTTGGGAGTTGGAGTTATCTTCAGTCTCTGCGAGTTCCTGAAGAACCTCCACTGCGGAGAGCTTCCGGTCACCCTGTTCGCCATCTCGATGAACTCATGGAGATTGTGAAGGGACACCCAACCCTGGTTTCCGAGTCCAGCCCCGTTTCCCCCTGGGAATATGCCCTGTCCAGCATAGGAGTTCATCATTCCGTATGGACCGAAGAACCAGTCGCATCCCCACATCTGAAGGAAAGCGTCCCTCCTGAAGGAAATGTCGTGAATGTCGGCTATGCGGTACTCGGAAAGGTCAAGACCGAGCTTCGGATCGTATCTCTCAAGGGATACGACGATGTCCTCGACATCGAACGACGCGAACTTCGTGTAGAGCTCAAGAGCCTCCTGAAGGGCTATCTCATAGTGTTCCCTCGTGAGCTCAACCGTCTGGAGAGGATATCCGAGCTTTATCTGCGCATAATGTATCATGTCATCCAGCGTCCTTATGTGCGGACGGAGGAATGTCGAGGAGGCTACTTCGTCATGCCTCCTGTTGGACTCTTCGACGTCTGGATTCACCATCATAACAGGTATATTTACGGTTTTTGGGAAAACCGCTTGCCAAATTTCCTTAAAATGCTATAATTTTTACATGTTTTTCAGAAAGCTGAGAAAGGCGAAAGCCCAGTTGAAACTTCAGGAGTATGCGCGTCTCTACTTCCTGAAGGAGATGGAAAGGCAATTCCTTCAGGACAATCACTATGAGGAAGAGATCCAGTATCGAATGCTCCTCAAGGAGAATGAATTCATCGAGAACGCAAAGGGCGACATATTCAGGCACGAAACTGTCCGATGGTTCTTCACTGAGCCGATAGACGGCGAGATCGACAGTTTGTACAAGAGGGTCGAGGAGAATCCGTTCGACGTCCTGTTCAAGATATACAAGTACTTTGTGAAATACGAAAGGGACGATCCGCGTTTCAACAGGTGCAGTGTCCGATTCTGCATCTTCCGTCACTGCGAAAGGTTCTCGTATGGTACACCTCTTGACTATTTCAGGCTTGCGCTGAAGTGGTTCAGGAACGACGGTCAGGTCTGCGAGGTTGCATTGAGGGCTGAACTCAACGGATACGGCGACCTCTGCGATCTCCTGAAAGGGGAAATTTGAAAACCAACTTGACTTCCGTCCCAAATGTGCTATAATCTCTGCACCAAAGGACAACAGAAATGAAAATTCCAACTGAAATCATCGACTTCTTCGGCATGGCTCCGACCGTATCCTCAAATAACGACCGGCTTGACTTCGCGGAGCTGAACCAGATTGCCGTGAAGAAGGGATACCTTATCCACCCCGACTGTTGTTCGACGTATGTCAGGGACTGGCTTTCCTCTCTTACATCAGACTACAACTCGACGTTCTACAGGGAATGGAATGAAGTGATTTCCAGGAACCACTTCGAGCTATTTGTCGACCAGATCCTCCATTACGCGACGACCTACGGCACGGACTTCCAGGTTGGGAACGGGTACGTTCCGAACGGAGGTTCTGACATTCCGCAGTACACGAAGCTGAAGGTCATCCGTCCGATTAATATGGGTGATCTCTACCTCCGCTGCGTCAACACGCTCGTGAACGGTGTGGCTCTTTCCGAGAAGACAATGGAGGCGATGGTCTCCGTCGTAGTCGAGTATACAAAGGAAAAGAATATCGAGATCACACCGAAGTTCCTCTCGAACGTGAAGAACCGCGAAGCACAGGCTGCGCTTTCGTCGTATCTTGGCATTTTCCCTGACGACGAAATCAGCATCCTCCGCGTCATCGTTTACAAGATCACGGGATCCGCCATTCTCATCAAGGACAGGAAGACCGAGGGGGAGCTCAGAAAGTGTTCGGATTCACTTAGCCCGCTCGGAAACCTGACGGAGGCTGAAATGGTGAAGCTCTCGAGAATCTTCCACCGCTTCAAGCCGCTGTTCATGTCGATGAAGGTCGGAAGGAAGACAAACCACGTCGTCAACAGAATCCGAAAGCTCGCTGACAGGAACCACAATCCGATGGAAGCTGGCTACTGGGAAACCCTTCTCTCGAATCGGAAGAACTACCAGAAAATCGAGCAGCGTCTCCCGGAACTCGACACGTTCAGGAAGGTGCGTCTCCTACAGGCTGTCAACACGGCACTGTTCTCTGCTTCCACGGACAGCGTGTACGTCATCAGGAACGGAAAGGTTCACGTCAGGCTCGGATACAGACCGAAATACGACACTGAATACCTGAAGCTCCTGAAGGGGCTTCTCGAAAGCTCGGTCGTCGAGGATCTGAAGCCTAAGGCTTGTCGAGTCCGCTTTCCGCGCTTCTTCTCGTTGACAGTCCCGTCCTCCGAGAAGTCGTTTGTCGGAAACTACCCCTTCGGGACGTCTGTGGAACTCGGGCACAGCTCAGTGTTCGGAATCTACTGGCGAAACGAATGGAACGGCAAAAACCATACGGATTACGATCTCTCGTTCATCACCGCAGGCAACTCAAAGATCGGGTGGAATTCGGAATATTACAACTGGAACAACAGCATCATCTACTCGGGGGACATGACGAACGCGAACCCGGAGGCTACCGAGCTGTTCTACGTCAACCGCCTGTGTCCCTCCGGAATCGTCAAGGTGAACAAGTATTCCGGATATTCTGGAAGCGACAAGGGGAAGTTCAGGTTCTTCGTTGCCGTCGACAATTCCGTTGACGTGAAGAAACTCATGAACCACATGGTCGATCCGAACAATGTCATCCTTGACACCATGACTGAGTCCAACGGTTGCAGGAACGAGATGAGCCTTGGTGTAGTCCACAACAACCGACTCTATCTCATGAGCCTCAACAGCGGAAACCGTCTGGTGTCATACGGAGACGAGAGAAGCTCCGCGTTCCTGACGACGATGCTGGAGAGCTCGAAATGCTTCGTAAACCTGAAGGAAATTCTTCTTCGTGCGGGATTCGTCGAGGATGACGAGAACCCGGAACTCGATCTCGAAGACGTCAAGAAGGACACTCTACTCAACCTCCTGAAAAAGGACAACATCAAGAAAGGAAACATCAAGTGAGCGAACAGGAAAACGGCAAGGAAGACAGTAACTCGATTTTCTCGGGACCGTGCGACAACTTCGTCAAGGACGGCTCCGTGTACATCCTCGGGGACTTCGACAGCTCAATCTCGAAGAATGTCATCCCGGAGATGGTGAAGATGATTGACGAGAAGAAGAAAATGTCCGAGCCGAAAATCGACATCTACATCAATTCTGCCGGAGGAATCGTCTCCGAACTCATCGGTCTTCTCTCCGTCATCCAGCTTGCGAAGAACGCCGGAATCGCAATCTGCACGTACAACATCGGAATGGCTCACAGCTGCGGAAGCCTGCTGTTCATCCACGGTGACGCACGTGTCATGTACCGGAACGCCGAGTCGCTCATGCACCTCGGAAACACTGGCGACTTCTACTCGACGTACGAGCAGCTCGAGCGTTCGACCAAGCGCACGAAGTGGCATTTCGACCGGATCGTCAACATGTATGTCGAGCACACGAAGATGAACCGGAAGAAAATCGAGAAGATCCTCAAGGACGACTGCTGCTACATGAACGCGGAGGAGTGCCTGAAGAACGGAATTTGCGACGCGATTTTCTGATTTTTTAACACTAAACCAGATCAAACATATCTCTGGAGGTCATTGGAGAGGCTTACACCTCGAAATGTTCAGCCCTCGACTGCGAGGAAATAGGGAGGCGCGACGAATATCTTGGTCGGTGCATGAAGCTCGGTCTGTTCCAGACGGCGTCCGGGAAGCTCGTCAACGCAGACGTCAACGGAAGCTACAACATACTTAGACTTGGCATTGGAGTGGATGTCACCCAGAAAAGACCTTTCAACCCACACAGGACGAAGAACATAAACGAACTCGGCGATGTCTGCCACTTCAGGTGGCTCAGACCAGCCGATAGACGCCCGGTGTCCGGGCGAAACGGCTCTTGAAGTTTGAAAATGAAATTAAACAATTTCAATTGAAAACAGGACATACAGCAAGGAGAAACACAATGAGTACAGACTACAGGATGGTAATTCGCAGGAAGCGTGACAACAGGCTTCTCGGAATCGTGAACTGCAACCAAATCAAGTCAATACTGAACTCTCCCCTCTCGGACGAGATTAGCTTGACATACCGCGCCGATCTCAAGGGGAAGAGGCTCTCATACGGGGACTTCGTGAACCTGACGGATTCGTGCTTTAAGCGGCTTGACGCGCTGAACGCAAAAATCCTCGAGAAGAAGCTCATGATCATGGGATCGAACAACATGGTCTCAATCAAGAAGTTCGAGAACGAAATAAGGGACATCGAGAACGAGGACATCCCGGAGACGAGATATGCGCTTGAGGCTTCCGTCATAATCCAGGGAATGGTAGATGCTGTCGTCGAGGATCTCTACATGAATCCGGTCGTGCTCGGAGACAACGAGAAGGAAGACGAAAAGACGAACATTCCGGCGTATGTCTACAACGGCGAGGATCTCCCGAAGGAGAAGGTGACGTACTCGAACGGAAAGACCTATGAGAGCGGCGTGACCATCTGGAACAGGGACGTCTATCTCGAGCTTGAGGCAAGCTACTGAAAAACCGCTTGACTTACATGCTGGATATGCTATAATATCGGCACAAGAGGAAAAATAATGAACCTATTCGAGAAAATAACAAATGACGTGAAGGAGGCTATGCGCGACGGAAATGCAGTACGCCGCGACTGCCTCCGTGCAATCGTCTCGGAAATCAAGAACCAGACGGTGAACGCCGGAAAGCCAATCACGGACGAGGTCTGCCTGAAGATCGTCCGGAAGTCGGCGAAGCAGCACAACGACTCCATCGAGAGCTTCAAGATGGGTCATCGCGAGGATCTTGCGCTGAAGGAGTCTGAGGAACTGACCTACATCAGTACATACCTTCCTAAGATGCTTGACGAGAACGCGACAAAGGATCTTGTCGACACGATTATCCAAACGGTCGAACCGATCAAGAAGAACATGGGAATCATCATGAAGCAGCTTCCAAAGGAAGTCGACCGTAAGATCGCATCGAAATACCTCAACGAAATCCTCCACTAAAATGAAATACGCGAAAAAGAACGTCACAATCAAAGACCTCAAAAAGCGTCTCTCCGAATTTGCGGACAAGGACTTCTGGCTGGAGTGCGAATTGGACAGCTGTGGTCTCCAGAACATCTTATATAACCACAACGAGAATGTCGCGAAAGACCTGTCGAAAATCAAGTTCACCTTCGAGAACGTGTGCATTGGCTCGGAATTCGACATGCCCGGTTACAATCCAGACGAGTACGAAATGATTGACGGTTTCCCCGTTGCATGGTGTGCGGCTGGCGGAGACTGCGAGATTCCACTTGCGTTCATCGTCTACATCGGAGAGGACGACAAGATTCGTGGCTATCTTCCCGAGGACGGAAACTGCTTCAACAGGAAGACGATGTGCGCATATGGAAACGAAGATGATGAAGACGAAGCCGAGGAGAACTACAACAAGGATCACCGCTGGGATATGGAAAAGATCCGTGCCGAGGTGAATGCAAATGTGGGAGTTCGGAAGTGAAAACTGCAATTCTGCTTTCAGCGATTGTTTCCGGTCTCCTTCTGACCGGCTGTGACTCGAGCTACTACGGTCTTTCCAGGTCAAACGATGGAATACGAAAGGACTACGGTGACGGCGTGTACATCAAGACCATCGAGGGTCATGACTATCTCTTCGCTTCCAACACATACTCAACCACGGTAATCCACACCAAGTCATGCCATTGCAGGTATTGATCCAAAAGATCAATTGGTTCAAAATCATACAAGTTCAAGTAGAAAAGTAAAATGAACAAGTTCATCACAGTATCATGCAAAGTGACCATCATAAAGAGTCGCAACATATTCGGAACTCCAACAAAGGTTGAAGAAATCAGCCGGAACTTTGCGTTCAACGTCAACAAGATTCTGACAATCAAAGAATTCCAAGACAACGGGAAGAATGTATCCATTATTGTTCTGACAGATGGTTCTCTGTTCAAAACTGAAGAAGACTTCCATTCTCTCATCTCCCGCCTCAACGATCTTCAGAAATAACAAATCAATAGATTCTTTGAAACAATCCTGCAAATGCAAGAAATGAGCAATTTCAACATCGGTGATGCAATCAGGAAGTTCGAAGATTCAATCAGGGGTTTTGTCGTCTCCTATGGAGGTGACGGAACACTCTTGGATACAATCAGACTTAATCCGAAGAAATCCGTCATTCCCATCAGAAGTTATGGTTTGTGTGACGAACACAGGGACATACTCCAGCGTCTACTCGACGGAACTCTCAGAAAAAGACTGAAATACACAAAGTTCCCGTTTCTCGAGCTTCAACATGGAGAAAAGACAAAAAGGGCTGTTTCCGAGTTCGTCGTCAGGTCTGGCGATTCAACCAAGTCTCTTCGGTTCAACGTCTTCATCAACGGAACCAAGTACATCGGAAACTGCATTTCAGACGGAATAATCCTATCCTCTGAAATGGGATCTCGCGGCTACTGGAAATCCGTGACGAGAACGATTCTCCGTGGTGACATCCTTGGTCTCGGTTTCCTTGCCCCGACATGTGGAATCGACAACATCATCCTAAAACCAACTGACCGAGTTGAAGTCGAAATCACACAGGACTCCGAACTATCGATCTCATTCGACAAGTGTTCAGAGGAGATTTCGATTCAAGCCGGAGAGAAATTCACCCTTTCTGAGTCGTGCGAAGGTGCTGCCGTGTTCGGATACGACATCTTCACGTGCTTCGAGTGCCGGAAGAACAGGAACAGCACAACAGTTAACGACATGTATTTCACCTGAGGTACAATACTCAATGGAAACCCTTAAAGAATACTGGACCGAAGAGTTTGCCCCGAAAACCGTTGACGACATGGTTCTTGTCGCGGATCTCAAGGAGAAAATCAAGAATCAGCTTGCGTCGAAGACGAAGTTCCACGCGCTGTATGCCGGACGCGCAGGAATCGGGAAGACGACGCTTGCGAACATAGTTGCACGTGAGCTGAACGCCTCGGTCCTCTTCGTCCCATGCGGCGTGGAGGGGACCGTCGCGACTGCACAGGGGAAAATCAAGACGTTCTGTGAGTCTCTTGACATTGACGGAAAGCCGAAGCTCGTCATCCTCGACGAACTCGACTCGGCGTCCGGAACGCAGGACAATTCCATGCAGAAGGTCCTGAGGAACATCATCACCGACTCTTCGGACACGATGTTCATCGGAACCTGCAACTATCCCGAGAAGGTCATAGAGCCGTTGCAGTCGCGTCTCGGAGGAGTGAGGAAGCTCGAGTTCAGCGCAAAGGATCTCTTCGAGCGTCTCATGTTCATCCTCAATGCGAAGGAAGTCAAGTACACGAAGGAAGCTCTCTCGCTTTTCGTGAAGAACGTCCTGAAGGTGTACTATCCTGACATCCGCAAGATAATCCTCGAGCTTCAGAACTGCTGCTCGACAGGAACGCTTGTTGTCTCAGAAACCGTCTCTGTCGCCGACTCGTCGTTCCTCGACGAGCTCATCCGGAAGTGCAAAACGGAGAAGAACATGCTGAACCTCCGCCAGTTCTACATTTCGAACAAGAGTAGGATTTCAGATTACCTGACTTTCTCGTCTGAGGTGTTCAACAGTGTTCTCGACAGCGGTTTGGTATCTGACAGGGACACCATCCTGAAGATGAGCAACATCATATACCAGATGAACCTCGTAATCGACAGGGAAATCTGCTTCTTCTCCCTGATGACATTGCTGAACAAGGTTTTCTCGAAATAAGAAAAGGATGGGCTTGAACCAATCCTTTCGTTTTCCAAGCAAAGGAAATTTGGTTTCAGACTTCGACGGATGGTTCCAGGACTTCCCTCTCCTCAGTCTCGTCATCGACAATCTTGTGCCTATTTACTGATTTGTGAACTCTATGCCACGCTGAAGATGTGGCATCTTTCTCGTCGGTTCTCCTGTAAAAACAGCTTGACAAAACTGCTGAACAATGCTATACTTTCGACACAAATGGAAAGAATTAAAGAAAAAACGACAGAAAAGCGAAAAAAGTACCAGAATCAGTACATTTTCGAATACCTTAGGAACATCCTGACGACGAAATCAATGGATGTCTTCAGGGCTCACATGTCTGATTCTGAGAACTTCAAGTCGATGCCATCGGTCGTAATCCTGAGGTATCTTTCCATGTGTCCAGATGAGCGTGTCAGGAACCTCGTCATGGCAAACCAGATATTCCTCGAGCGTCTCGACAAGATCTCCCACGCGCAGTTCTACAGGTGGTGCATATTGAACATCCCGAGACAGTCGAGCTCGTTCATCAGGTATATTAAATGATCAGACGTCGTTCGAGAGGCGGATCAGTTCGTCAATCTGCTTCTCGTCGAACATCTTCTTGCACCTGTCGTAAAGCTTCCTGCATCCGTCGTAGTCCTTCTGCACCCTCGACTTCTCCGTCAGGTCATAGCCGAACGAATGTATGAACTCGTCGAGGGACTGCCCGTCCTTCACCGCCGAGCAGCCTCGTCCGAACTCGGCGATCATCTCGTCCTGCGAAGACTGCTTTCCGCTTTCCGTGTTCGCGACGGAATCCCAGAAGTAGATCCAGACACTTCCCTTCTCGTTCGTGAGCGTGACCTTGAACTTGTTGTGCTTGTTGACATCGTTCGGACCAAAAATGGGAGACGGTTCACATGCCACCTTCTGGATCTTCACTTTAGTCTCGGTCTTCTTCATGAAGTCGTCGAGATCCTTGGCTTCAAAATCCTCCTCTTCCTCTTTCCCGTCATCTTTGTCGGAGGACTCTTCTGAAGAATCATCTGTAGCATCAGCATCGTTTCCAGACTCTGGACCACTTGAATCCTGTTCCGGACTTTCCTCGGAAGAATCCTGTCCATCGGAGGAATCATCTCCGCCGAAGCTTGGGGTGTCTTCCTCCTCCATTATCTCCTTCACGCGCTCTTCCGTCGAGGTCTCCCTAAGATCCTCGACAGGGCATCTGGCTTTCACGTCCTTGTCATTTTCGTCAAGAGCCTTCCCACATCCCCTGTCAGCCATAGCCCTGCTGAAGACCGTCTCAAATTCGCGATCCTCTTCCTTGCTTTCCAAAATCTACAAAATCCTGTCCTCGAGTTCCATCACAAGTCCTTTGGAATATTTACACCTTCCTGTTTTCACCACATCGGTCCGTCGTCATCGAAACCGGTGAGAGGATCCGAAAACGAGCTTCCCATCCCGAAGATCATGGATGAGGATCCCTGGTTCATGTCGTTCGTCCTTCCTCTTGTCTGCACAAGCACCTCAGCCTGGGACACGACGGTCCTTCCCTCGGTCGGCTTCCTCCGTATGCCGAGCATGTCATCCTGCGTGTAGACTACCCTGTTCTGGTTTGGCGTCGGGTTGTTCGAGACTATCGTCTGAGCCCCAAGCATCCGCATCGTGTTCATCTCGCGCTCCGTTATTTCGCGCTCCATCTTCTCGAACTCCTCCTTGTGCAGGGTCTTGTACGTAAGGAACTCGCGAACCTGCGGAATTTCGGATATCTCGCGTATCTCCTCGTCCGTAACGTCGAAGAGGGAGCCAAGCGTCCTCGGGAACACGTTTCCTATCGAGGAGGTGAAGGTGTCCGCGACGACGAAGTACTTCTCGACGTTCTCCGGGTTCAGGATCCAGCAAGCCCATATCATCGTCATTATGTGGTCGTCGTGGTTGTCTCCCACGGCGGCGTAGACGTTCTGTATCTTCGTGTCCTTCTTCACGAACGTACCCATCTCGTCTATGAGCTCGAGATCGTTCAGCTCGAATCCAAAGCCCATCGTCGTCATCATGTCCCTGAACCACAGGCATGCCCTCGACTTAACCTGAACGTGGGACTGTATGCCGCATCCGTTGTCCCTGTTCATCCTGACGAAGTTCTCGTACTCGTACGTTATCCGGAGCTGCTCGATGTACCCGAGCGCAATTCCGTTCGATTCGCATGCAAGGAATGGATTGTTGTACATCTTGGCTATCTTCAGGGTGACGAACGCGAAGTCAAGAATGGATATGTTCGAGTCGCTGAACCTGAGGCACATCCTTATGTTAGAGGTGTCGGTTATGTCCCAGACGTAGAGAACCGATGCGTCCTTACCGACTCCCTCCGCGACGTCGGACGTGATGAGATACGTCCTGTTTGGATTGAACTCGTGGAACATCCTGAACGTGAACGTCTTGGTACCATCCTCCGAGAAGACGGCGAGATCCTTTCCCTGGTTGAAGCCGTTCTTCCTGTTCTCCATCAGGATCATCCTGTACTTCTCGATTATGTCGTCGGGGATGAGCTTCTTTACGCTGTCAACCGAAAGGAACTCATTTCCGAATTCCTGTGAAAAACGCCTTTCGCCAATTGCTGCAATCGTATCCTATTTCCACTATAAGGTTCTTGAAGGGATGTCAAACCAGTCAAAGCGAAAAGGCTTCCAACCATCGGCGTTCGCTTCCTTGCTTTTCGCTGTTGCCTTTTTCCAAATCTCATAATACAGGTTTCGTGGGTCGGCTCCATTCGGCGTGGACACCATTATAAACTGGGATTTCTTCGATGAAGATATAACGGGGTAAATCGACTCGAAAACCTTTGAAGCGACATTGTTGGCAACGAAAGCAGCCTCGTCCATCACGACGCAATTGTGAGACGTAACCCCATTCGTAAGATATTCATGACCATCATCGACATTCAACAAATCATATACGTCACAGTCGCAATTTCTTCCCAAAACCTCAACTATCTTTTTTCCAGTTGACATCACATGTCCAACATGACAGTCTTTTGCTAATACAAACGAACCATCAGATATCTTAACCCTATGTTCAGGAGTTGCTATTAGTTTGCTTCCATCAGAAAATATGATATCATACACATAAGATGTTCTTGATTTCTTCACTCCGAGAAATTTCACAAACCCCCTTTCAGTTAGAACCATCAGATTGTCGGTTATATCATATTCATCAGTTATACTATCAATTCGAATATCATGAACTTTACCATTGGTATCCTTTATCGTGACAATCGTATCACCAAAAACACAACTACACGAAAAACCACGAGCGGCGTCCGAGGAAGTGGCAAATCCTTTTATTACAGATAAATTTGAAAATCCAATTTCCGACTTGTTCCATGTCAGGACACCCGGTTTCAGGAATGATGGAAGATACTGGTACGCAAGTCTAATCCTCTCACAGATCTCTATTACGGTGTCAAGCTTGTTTGCGAGAATCATGACCTTCTTCTCGGCATGGAACATCGTAAGCCAGAGAAGGTAGATCGTATATGTCGTCGTCTTCGAGGACTGACGAGATGCGAGCACGATGCAGCGTCTCTCATTCACGAAGAAGTCAAGAAGTTCCTTCTGCTTCTCATAGAGCTTGATTGTCATTAGTCCCTTGTCAAGGTTTATTATCTTGAAGTAGTTCTCGGCGAAATACTTGATGTCCCTTTTGCATTTTATTATTTCGCGCACCCTTTCCTGATACTCTTCCTTGGAAATGTACTCGACCTGTCCGGGCTTCTTGATTGTAGCAAGTTCTTTTGACTGTATTGGCATGGTTTACCTCCAAAATATTTACGTTTGGAGTTCAATTACTCTCAGAGTGCATCAAATCACACAATTTCACACATGATGTTAAAAACTCGATATAATACTCCATGACAGCATCTGAAGTAAAGAAACTCCTCGATTGCAGCTACTCGTCCCTCGACAACTACGTGAAAAGGGGGCTCCTGAAGCTGAAGGGCGACGCAAAATGCAGGAGAAGGGACTACGACGAGGACTCCGTCTACACCCTCTACGACCGGAAGTTCGGGACACGGAAGTGGGATGGAAGGATGGTCTTCGGGATAGGGAATGAGAAATACGAGTTTGCCCTCCCGAGGGAAATCCTAAACGACGTCCTCGACTTCATCAACCGGAAGCTGAAGGAACGCTGAAACACTTGACTGACCAAATGACCGCTTTCAATCCTCATCCAATGGCTAACCAGCTCAATGCTCAGGCTTTCGGAAACGGACGTTCTGTGTGGACGGGAACTGCACTCACGAGAAACGCGAATTCCTCTGTTCCCATTCCGAAGCCGTATGTTCCCGGAAACCATGAAACCCTCGAAGTTCCATCTGGAAACCCCGTTCCGATGGGTTCGGAGCACCTGATGGCTTTCGAGCCGAGGTTCAACAGTGTTCTCTTCAGGCTGTCGGACGGAACAATCATCTCGAAAAGCACGGGAAAAATCATAAGAAACGGAACTGAGAGCGGAAGGAACCCAGAGTGCTGGGGTTCGCGGAAAATTGACAACCCCTTCGAGAGACACCAGGTGTCGTGGAACGATCTCGACAAGCTTCCTCTTCAGATGAACCCCTTCGAGAGGAAGATGACTGAAGCGGGACTTTCAAGCGAGGATATTGCATATGCCAAACGGGGGGAAATTGAAAACAGGAAGCTCCTCGCCAGCATGACAGAGGAGCAGAAGAGACTTCTTAAGAAGCTTGAGAACGGCGAGATTACAAAGCCGTCCAGTCTGGTTCCAGCGGACTGACTTCTCCTGGATTTTCCTCGTCGCCTGAGAGATCGCCCGTGCCGCCCAACAGCTCGGACACGTCCACTCCCTATCCGAAAGTCTCAGACCGTCGTTCTTGTATCCACAGCGGTGACAGAGTCTGCT